GAATCTGCATCTAATCCACCGAAAATCACCATATCCAATGCACCTGCGCTGGTGGTTTGGCCTTGCTCATTTGTCGCCAAACCTGCCAAAATACAGGCTATGAGTGGATGAGGGTGGATGATTCGGTGGTTGGGTGTGGATTATGCCCAGATTGAGCCAAAAACAGGCCCAGAATGGGCTAGATCGAAGGGTGGGTGGGCGACTATGCTCGGATGACCCGTTGAACCACCCAGATATGCCCAGATTGAGTGTAATTTGGGTGGGTGGATGAGCCATTGTAGCATAGGCCGAACCACTATCGTAGCATAGCCCAAACCCACCCACATTTGGTGATGGCTGGTCGAATGTGGGGGGCCAGCCCTCCGGGCTGGCCGCTATGTGCCAAAAAAACACCAAAAAAAGCCCAAAAAGGCGTGTTTTTGGGGTTATTTTTTTTTTTTTGGGACTAGCGTCCCTGACCACATATGCTACTCGGAAAAAATTGAGAAAGGCGTTTGTTAGCCCTAACACCCCTAACATCTTTTTCCCGAAAAAAATCCGAAAAAAATCCGCAGAATTGAAAAACGATAACACCTTCCGTAGATCTGGTTCACCACGATTTTTTTTGCTCGACCTCCGACAACGGCAATCCTTCAATAACATCCAACTTTTCGTGGTGAACCACCACAGGTTTTTTTTGTTTGATAGTGATCCCGTCTTAACATGAGCGAAGCCTTTGCAACCGCATGGTTGGTGGTAAAAGGCATACCGCTTGATTGGCATCGGACAAAGGCCGGAGATAAATGGCTAGGTGCAGGTCATATGCCACTAGGTGATTCTGTGGCTACATTTCGCAACCTTGGACAACAATACAAAGGTAAGCCCGGTGTAATGAGTGTTCAGAGAAAATTAAGCGGAAAAGGCAGCGACCCGATTACGATAGAAGCAGGTAATCTAGTTCCGCTAATGGATCCGCATTTCAGCATTGATAGAAGGCCACAATTTGATGCTTGGTGGGGGAATAAGCGATATCGTGCAGGTGGAAGGAAAAAGGACTTCGATGCAGAAGGCTTGTATCACGACCCTCTTGCTAGACCACCGGGGCGAACCGTTCACGCAAAGGCGAGAGGGAATCTCCCACTATCCGAAGCACAACAATATCTCATGGGCGACCTTCATCCTAGTGATCAGTATGGTTTTGATACTACGACTGATAGTAAGGGCAATGCGATAGTGCTAGATGAACACGGTGAACACGCACCTTTGATTACTTATTGGCCTTTCAGCCGAGATGAAAACGGTGAAATCACTTATCGCAATCAAACCGAAGAAGCCTTTTCTGGTGAAACAGGCTCTGGTGGTTGGGTTTCTATACCGCATGAAGGTGCAGAACCCATTCCAATACCAGATGGATATCAACATCAAGGTTTAGGAGTTTCAACACCAAGGGGTGTATTTTTACCGAGGCGAGTGGCATGAGTGCTTTCGATACCGCATGGGACATTCTAAAGTTCCGAATCCCCAATATATCAGAACGGTCTTATCGTGAAAGAGATAAAGAGGATTGGGAAAGCACACACAAACCCTATCTTTGGGAGGGGTATGAAACGGATAGAGTAAATCCATTCCCGAATATCCCAAAACCAGAAAATTATGGATCTCACCCAACGATTCAAGGACAAGATTTCCAGCACTCTAGTTGGAAAATGCCCGGTTCTATGGGTGTTTCAGGCGACCAAGGCATATCCCATATCAATGCAGGTCAAATAATTTCAGATGTAATAGGATGGCCTTTGCATGAAACCATACCGTTAGGAGAGGATGAATACAAAATGACCGATGAGCAGATAGAAGATGCGATTAGAATAATGGCAGAAACGGGTCGGCATGAGGCTGTTCACGATATTCTAAATGTGATATTCCCATATGAAGGTCTTAGGCGTTGGGGAGATGATGATGAAGCAAGACAATGGCAATTAGCACATGAGTATGGCGCACACGCTGGTCAATATGATACTCGCTTAGGTGCTTTGAGAGGAATGGCTCGCCATCCACATTTTTCAGAAGGTGGTTGGGATGATGAGTATGCCCCTATGAGAAACCCTCATAGACAGCGTTTAACGGACATATATGATGAAACACGAGAAGCACGAGAAGGTATGAGCCGAGAAGAATCGGATGCCTTCGTGGAACAATTCTTGGCTGAAATCCAAGGAAGGAGAGCGAGAGAAAACGCTGCTGCAAGAGGCGGTTCTGCGGAGATGATGCCATGACCGCCTTCGATAGAGCATGGTTAGTGGTAAAAGGCATACCATGGAAAGGAGATTGGCAAGATGCTCACCCCATTGGTGAATGGGAAAACAAAAGAGTCGTTTTGTATGGCGGTGTTCCATATTATCAATCAACAGGCAGTTCTAGAAGTATGGTAGATGGAAAGCCGGCATACAAGCGTAAAGGTGGTTGGTATGGCTTTGGCGGTATTGATACAGAGGATAAGTTCGGTATGGGAGATACATGGTGGATTAAGGGCGACCACCCCGATATACCCCGTCATGCTAACATGAGTCAAAAGCCTGTTCTCGATGAGAAAACAGGTCTTATGATGATAGAGCCAGATTTAATGGGTCAATCGTTGGGTAATTTGGCGAATAGAAATCCTGATTATCAATGGGAACAGTTACCAGACGGTGCAACATTGAACGCAAGGCTTGCAGAAAGGGGTTGGAATCAATGACCGCTTTCGACACCGCATGGTTAGTGGTGAAAGACCCATTAGCCCCTGCTCGCTACCCCATTGAGAACAGGGATGATGCCGATGGCTACTTGAGTTGGTTAATCGCCTCTCCTTATGCTTATCATTTTGATGATGACCCAACGGGAGGAATGCAGACAGGTAAAGATTCGCATTGGCCTGATGGTTTGGCTGAACTACTTGGAAAACGCCACCGAGAAATGTGGCAACACATAGATCCGTGGGAATGGTTAGAAATGTGGGGTGATGGCGAATGAATGCTTTCGACACCGCATGGGAGTTGCTGAAAATGCCTTTTCACGGCACAGGTGCTTGGAATGCAAAACAGATTATGAGAGGGGGGTTACGCCCTCACACCCATCCGTGGTTTAGGAATAACCCCGATTATCCTGATCGTGTATCTTTTGCCTCAAGGGGGCCTACCTATGCAGGTGAGTTCGCTCAAGTAAGAAGCGATAGGGGTGGGCCAGCAATTATTCACATCTCTGATGAAATGCCCACAATAATGGATGAAGAAGGGGCAGAGTCGGTGGTTTATGGTGAAAGAATACCCCCCGAAATGATGGAAATTGTGTATCAAGGGAGGGAAATCTCACCCGGAGAAGATGAAGATGATTATCAGGCTTGGATTCAAAACGATATAGAAGAATGGTTGTTAGCAAGAAATGCTGACCCAAATGAGGGTAGAGATGGATATTCACTCTGGCAAAGGGGTGATGACGAATGACCGCATTCGATACCGCTTTCGCTTTACTCAAGGAGTATAATCCGGGTTGGAGGTATCAGGCAAGGGCTTTACCAAGGCTTAGTGATAATGATTTAACCCGAATATCCCAACAATGGCTTGAAGATACAGGGCAAACAGAACCAGATTATGTGGGTTATGAGGATTACCCATCGGGTCAAACGATGAAATATGTTCTCCCCCATCCAGATAATCATAATTTTGTGGTGAAACTCCCCCGTTCTGTGTATTCTAGCATAACAGGTGAAGATAAAGGTGATCCGTGGCAAGATATTTTTGATGTTGATAATCGCTTTGGTGATGAATATCATGGTAAAAATCTAATTCAAGAGTTAGAAGATTTGGGTTTCCCTGTTGTTTCGGAATATAATGTGGATGATAGATATTTCCTTCAACCTTGGCTTGCGAGAGATGATGTTGGTGCGGCTTCGTATCGTGAGCAAAATAGCAACCGCCCTACAAAGGGCGTTGCTGATATTCCTTTGAATCATATAGTCGCTGATAGGCAAAATAGCAATTGGGGAGTAGATCAAACGGGCAATTGGAGAATGTTTGATATTGATATGGGTTTGAGCGAGCCTACGGATTATTGGCCGGCAACGGCAGACGATCCCGGTGAAAAATTACAAACGGATTTGGATAGGTGGGGAATAGAAATACCAGCAAGCAGATTGTTGGAGTTTATGAGCCATATAGACCACGAAAGACCGGGTATGCAGAACTTCCTTGAAGCGATTGAGCCACATTCCGCCAATCCAAATTATCTTACTATTGATGGAAAACCCGTATGGAGGGAAGGATATTGACCGCCTTCGATACCGCTTGGGACTTGCTCAAAATGCCTTATCACGGCACTACGCAAGACCGTGTTGCCGACATTATGGAACATGGTTTGAAGCCAACGCATACTCATAGACGCAAAGACGATGAATGGGCGCAAGAAATGAGCAATCGCTTCATCCGTGATCCTGATACCGACTATTATGGTGATTTACCGAGAGTGTATATGACCCAATTTGCCGAAACCGCCCATGATTATGCACGAAGGGCAGGGAATCAGCAATTGAAAAGGAAGTTAAGGCAAGAATCCAAAGAAAAAACGGGGCATGGGATTGCCGATATTCATTTTATGCGAGAGCCGTTTATCACCGATGAAATCAACCGCCCTGCGATAATCCGTGTGTCCGACCAATTCCCAATGAGGCGAAATACCTATGGGTTGCATTCAAACGAAACCATCCCTCCAGAATACCTTGAAGTTGTATATGCGCCCGACATACCGATTGACGAACCTTTGACTTATGGTGGTTGGGAGAAGGTGAACAACGAAGCCTTCAAAGAAGCCGATTTAGACCCAATACACGCCCCTCGCAAATTGATTTCAACGGTGGTGGAAGATTGACCGCCTTTGATACTGCATGGCTTGTGGTCAAGGGCAGACCCTATCCCTTCGCATACCACTTTACACACCGAGATAATGTTCCCGGTATTATGCGTGAAGGGCTAAATCCAGCCTTAATGGGTAGTGGCAAGGGTGTCCATCCCGCATCCCAACCTATCATAGACCATAGTATGCACGATTTCACCATTGAAGAATTGGATGAAATAGCACGAAATGCAGGTTATCGTGATACTGATGATTTGTATGAAGGAAATTGGACTTGGGCAATAGATGCTGATGGGGATGTGTTTGATGATATGGAAATGTATGCTGATATGATTGATGACCCCGTTATGATAGCCATTAAACCCGATAATGAAGGTAGATGGGTCAGAAATTGGGAATGGGCGCATGATCACCAACGAACTCGTGATAGAATAGACCCCAAGTATTTGGAAGTCATTGACTTTGCTGGATCTCGTAATAGGGCTGCATTACCAGAAGATAAACAAGATAATAGGCATTTACTTGATATAATGTTTCAACGGGGGCTTTACAGGGGCGGATGAGAAATGTTTCAATGGCTTATTCGTGGTTTGATAACCCTCATGGGTTGGGCATATGTAATTCTGGATTCTATGCTGAAACACCCAGAAACACCTGTGATACTCGGTATTGATATTGATGAGGACTTTCGCAAGATGACTAGAAGGGAGTTATGTAATCATATCGAGAAGCGATTTGGTCTTGAGCATGACTCCTTCTGGAATGAGCAATCCACTTCAAAGATACGGCTTGGCTGCCAATTAGCACGAAACTTGAGGGATAAGAAATGAGTGCGTTTAATCAAGCATGGAATATAATCCAGAAGGATTATGACTCATCTGTGTTTGAATTATTTCCAGAAAATGTGCATGGGTGGGAAACCCAATCTGTTCCCCGGTTTAACTATGAGAGAGGTAGTCGCATTGGAAACCCCATCATAAGGGATATTCTTGATAGATTTGCAAGCAGAGGATATGATAACATCGTAAGGGATAAGATTCTGGATGGAGATCTTGAGAACTACACCCCGGCTAATCATCTATCAAGAGAGCAATTGGATAGGGCAATAGCAATGAAAGATGTTTATGACCCTGATACAGAAATGGAATTGTTTCCCGACAATCCCCCTGATGAACAATATAGTGTAAGATTGGGCAGAACGAGACCATTCTGCCCAAATGCTGGTGGTATGTTGCATGAGCCACTTCAAACCCCCGCAGGTAAGGATTGGGTATCACCACCATATCTTAGGCATGGTGAGGATGTTCCCTATCCATTAGAGAATTATCCATACGAGTGGACTGATGAACATGGTAATCTTCACCAAAGACCTGACCCCTATCCGGGTATGCTATCAAGAGTATATGACCCCGATACGGGTCGCCACAGGAGAAGTGGAAAAATGGATGAGTTTGGTGATGAAATCCGACCCTTTGAGCGATTTTATCCCCGTTTAACCACAGAAGAAATGTTGGAAAGATATGGTAAATTGATTGCAGATGATTCATGGGAAGAAAATGGGAGATGGTTTAGTAATGATCTAGCCCCAAGTCCTGACCCAAAGCAGTATGAGAAAAATGAAGCAGGGTTTGGGAGAAAAGACCCAGACCGACAAGATTGGATGGGTGATTACAACCAAAGAACCCAAATCTGCCCTTATTGCGCCCCATTACCAGAAGGTGCTACTAGCACATATGGGCATCACAATCCCAATGAATGTCCCTATTTGGAATATCAACAAAAACACGGTATCGCAGAAAGGGGTGGGCGTTCATTCTGGGATGATGTGCTAGATGATGCAGGGCAGATATGGGATGATGAAGGATATGGTATATTGCCGTTTGGTGGATATCGCCACCATCAGTATAGTCCAATGGAAGGTGGCCCATCAGCATTTAGGATGGTTATGGGTGATGAAGCAGATAGGCATAGCCCACTCTTCTTTGATCGTGATGAACAACAGCGAAGTGCCATTAAAGCAGGTATAGGGGCAATGAGAGATACCCAACGAGCCACCTTCTGTCCGAGTTGTAGGGCATTATACACACCGAGAGAAAAGAGAGATCATGAATCACATAGCCCAAGAGCGCAAGAGCATATTGACGACCCAGAAAACAATCCCAGATATTATGATACTGTAAGTATGTGGAATCCGTCATTTGTTGGAACAGGAAAGCGCAACATTGTGGATTATAGCCCCGCTACGGGTAGAGCAGGGTATAGTGAAGTGAATTGGGATCCTTCACGACAAGAAATTATCCATAGTGGCGCACAAAAATATGATATGCACCGCAGGGCAGGTGAATGTCCGGGTTGTGGGGGCAAGAGAAGATTCATGGATGATTACACTTCTGGTGATTCTGCCATTCGCAATAATCAGTATATGCAATTAAGACCGTGGGAAGATACAGAAGATTTGGTCGAATGGAAAACAGGAGAACGCCCAGATATGGAATCAATGTCTGGTAAAGAACTTCTGGATTATGTATCTTCATTAGGCGAACTACCATGGACAGGTATCAATTATGACGAAGATGATGATGAAACACCACCCGATACGGGTGGTCTTAGATGAGTGAGGATAAACCCCTTTGGCAATTAGTCCTAATGGGATTGGCTGCAATGGTTGCAATACCAATTCTTCTTATACTGTTGCCATTCGCTTGGCTTTACACTAAGATATTCCAACCTTAGTCGGTCTTTCGTGATGAAATTATGTCGTCAATACGAAGCACCATGATTGCAGTTTCAACTGCTGACTTGAGTGCTTGCTCAACCACACGCTTTGGCTCATAGACACCTAGATCTCTCATATCAATAGTGCCACCGACTTCGATGTTGATACCCATATACTTGTTACCTGCTGAATGTGTCTGGTTAAGCATCATCATCTCATCAACCGGGTCTAGACCTGCATTCTCTGCTAGAGTGCGTGGAATGGACTCAAGTGCTACTGATAGTGCCAGCATAGACATTCCTTCTCTGCCACCATGGTGATTAGCATGATTTGCTAGTGAATTGGATAGACCTGCGTAAGTAGATCCTCCACCTGCAAGGATAACTCCGTCATCTTTGGCGACCTTGACCACACCTGCTGCATCATCAAAGGCTCTTTCAATTTCCTCAACGAAGTGTGTAGTAGGGCCACGAAGTAATACAGTCATGGCAGGTGTTTGACCATGGTAAAGGAATAGCATAGGCATTTCACCAATCATTTCCTGTTTAACTTCTTCAAAGAATCCTTTGGCATCGTTACTCATATCATTGATGTTGTTGATAATTGTGGCACCAGAAGCCATTGCTACGGCTTCCATATCGCTCTTTGTTACCTTCTCAACGGCAATGATGCCCAATTTAGCAAAGTGATACTTGACTAAATCATCAATTTCACGCTGGCACAGAACCACTTGCACACCATGGTCATGGAAATCTTCTGCCATCTTTTGCAATTCGGCTTCTTCTTTTGCTAAGAACGCTTCAATCTGTGCGGGATCTGTAATCTGGATGTTTGCCTCCATTTCGGTCTGCTTTACTCCAAGATTACTATCAATTAGGGCAATAGCCCAACCATCGGTGGATGGTTGAAGATGAGAAGGCATTGCGGGGTGGCAACGCTCTTTATCGAGAATAATACCGTTGATTATCTCACTATCCCCTGCTGAACCACCAAGTGCCTTGGTAATACGGATATCTTCAAGGCTGTCGGTGTTTTCCACCGCTTCAACACAAATCGCAGAGATAATGTCCTTGAATGAGTCAGCCGACTTGCCTGTAAGGGCGGTTTTGGCAATCTTATCCAAATCAATATCATTGATTTCATAATTTTTCAAATCTGATAGAAGGAAAGACATTCCCTTTCGCAATCCACGGCAAATGACTGTGGGATGAACATTCTGATCAATAAGTTCCTCACAACGCTTGAGTAGTTCACCTGCGACAATCACAGCAGATGTTGTGCCATCATAGCATTCCTGTTCCTGTGTTTTAGCGATTTCAATAATCATCTTAGCCGTTGGGTGTTCAATGTTAATCTCTTGAAGAATGGTTGCACCATCATTTGTGATGATTACATCTCCACTTTCATCCACTAGCATCTTATCCATGCCCATTGGCCCTAGTGTAGTCCGAACTGCTTGTGCTACTGCTTTAGCGGCAGCGATATTATTCGACTGTGCCGTTTTGCCTTGTTCTTGTGTCGTGCCTTGCTGCATGATGAAGATTGGTTGCCCCTGCATATTACGAGGGCATACAATCTAACCTATCAACCTTATCATCATTGGCAACCCTAACATCCATGTAAAACGGGTGTTTGATTATTGCCGATTACGGCAACACTTTTGGATTCACACCCCTTCGGGGTGAAACATGGTGAGTGATAACTTTGGTCTTAAACGACCTGACGGCTCACCAAGAATCAATGTAAATCCAGAGCCATCTCAACCTTTTGTGATGTATGAGCCAGAGCGAACCATAGAAGATTTGGATACCCTTACTGATGAAATTGAAGATCCCTGTTGTGCAGAGGCACGAGAGGAATTATCGTCATGGATGTTTGAGTATGCCAAGCAAGAAGGCTCAAATCCCCTTTCAGACCCCTTCTTCACTCAAATGTTGTTTGATTTAGCAGAAGCGGTAGCCAATGGTGATGAGGGGTGGTCTTGTGCTGAATTACAAGAGAAAATGGAATTATGGTTACGACAAGGTAGTGATCAAGAGAAGAAAGTAGCCCAAATGGTATTGGATACATGGGATGCCTGTTCGTCAAGGTCAATGGGGCATTTAGCCTCTAGTGACGCATTTGAAGCGGGTTGGGATGCTATTTTGAAGTATTCAATGTATGAAGATAAGCCCGATGATGCCCCCTTTGAAGGATTGGTAACTCTATTTTCTGGTATGGGTGCGCCCGAAACGGCTGCTATGCGAGTTGGGGCGAATCCTGTGTTGGCTATGGATGGTTGGGATGAGTCAATTCGCACACTCAATGAGAATCTACCGGGTAAGCATATACAACAATGGTTTAGTCCAGAAACACTTGACGATACATTAGGTCATATTCACGATGCCACCACAGGATTGGATAGTTGGGCATTACATCAATCACCATCATGCAAGAAAATCGCTCGCTCTAATCAATCGAAAGATGTTGATGTGAGTGGTGCAATGGAAGGTATGCGCTTTGCTGACGATATTATGAGTGAAGTAATGGGATGGGAGAATGCCCCTGTGGTTATGTCGGTGGAACAATCACCTGAAATCCTCAAACCTTTACTCCGTGATAAAAACATCTCACAAGAGTTCAAAACCATGGCGAGAGAAAGTCCACTTCTTGAATCGGGTATGTTTGGTTCTCCAACCGTAAGACAACGAATGTATGCGGTTCACGGCTCTAAGGCTACACCACAAATCATGGGTAGAGGAAATTATCGTAGCATAAACGACCACTTCCCGTATATGCAACAAGAGTGGGAAGAAGGTGATCGCCAAGCGCAAATTGATTACTTACTTCAACAAGGCAATGCCCCTAATGCAATGGATTTACTATCCGTTCCAACATTGAGTATGGGAGGTTCAATCAATCCGGGGAGAGGCGGATCACCGTGGAATGATGAAAAGCGAGGTTTTGCATGGAAACATATCAATCCACTTAGTGGCCCATCTGAATCTGTAACCCATCACAGACCTGCTTTAACCCATGTTCGTAAATTAACTCGCCCCGAAGTCATGCAAATACAGGGCTGGACACCAGAAGAAGCAAAAGCATTCAATTTCCCTCAAAGGGATAATCAAGGATTCCAAGTCAATCCACCTAAGAAGAAGCGACAGAATATCATTGATACTCAACTAGGTAATACCCTAAATCCAAATATCATGGAAAACATATTCCGCAATGTTCAACCAAGGAGGGTTGCTTAATGGGTCTTACACCACAAGCCTTGGCGAAAATAATGAAAGCCGATTTCATTCTCAAACCCACAGGCAGACGGGATAAGGGGGATTATCTCGGTTGGTCGTCATTTCATCCAGACACAATAAACATGGTTCAAACATTACCTGATGACTTTGATCCTGATAACTTTGAAGGCGAAACAAGGACTGATGTTATTGACGGTCAAGAAGTAACTCGCTATCTTACACCGAGAGAATTAGCACAAGCCGTGTATCTTTCACCTTTTGCAGAAGGTTCAGGGTGGAGAACAGGTCGTGCGCCTGAAAAACCAGATAAGAGTTTTTTCCAATGGAAAGGTGGTGAGAATGAAAGGCCATGGGCAGACCCTAGCGCATATGATGAAGATTACGGAATAGCAGGTAAATGGAGAAATGAGTTAGAGGTGTTAGATGAAGATGGGGATATAGTGCAAGAGGCTTCTATGGGTCGGGAAAGTTATGAAGAAGCAATGGAAGATTACAATAGAAGGTATAGTGAATGGCTAGATGATGTTGAGCCTGATATTATTGATACTATTGTGCATGAGATGGGTCATAGAGCAACACAGGGTGCTTTGAATCGTATCAAATTAGATCCAAGATACGCTTCTAATACGAGATTCGATAGGGATTTCGATAATCCAACTACTCGTTCTGATAAAATTAGCGATAAAATGGCTTTTCTCATGGATAACCCTGCGGCCATGAAGCACATTTTACGAGAACCCGCTATTCTTAATCCAACACAAGGCCAAACCAAAAAGTGGGGTCAAAGCCCTTCGGCTTGGCATGAAAAGGCGGCATATACTGCGGAATATCCTCAAAATCCCGGTTATGCCATGGGTAAATGGTTACACCATCGAGATGTAGAACAGGAACAAAGGCGTAAGCATTTGGAAATGGTAGAGGCTGCACAGAAGAAGTGGGGTATTGAAGATCCGATTAACGCAAAAAGGATGGCAAGTGCGCTTAAACCAAGTAATAAATGGGGTATGAACACACATGAATTAAGGCGCATTATGGGTATTCCACCAGAAAGAAGGCCACCTATTGGTATGGATGAGGGTTGGACACCAACTCCAGAGCCAGAAGCAGAAAAGTTACTGTTGCCCCCTCAAGAGCGTATTTATCGTAATTTGAGGAATGCAATTATCAATCAAGGGGCAGGGATATTATCAGATTCAGCAATGTATGAAACAGACCCAGAAGGTTATCTCAACCGCCCAGATAGACCCGCAGGGCGCAGAAAGGCTGCGTTGGAATTATCTGGTGATGCGTTAAGAGCATTAGATGCTCATTTTGATGAAGTAGTTGCAGGTAATGCACCATTACCACGCACTATTGCGGATTTACCTGAAAACATCAAAGGCGAGATTGGTCGTCTTGAATTGAGAAGAATACTAGCGTCAATGGTGGCTGACCAAATAAAAATGCCAACAAGTAGTTATGGAACAAGCATAAATCCTGATTGGGTGGATCCAGATACAGAATTAACATATGATTGGATGCCCGAACAACAATCTAGGTGGCCTTTCCATACTAATTTGGAAATACCTAGAAGCAAAAGACCTAATTTTTCAATGTTCGGTGATCAAAAAGATGAGTATGAGCAGTTATTCAATTTGTATAACAAATTGAAAGATACATGGGATGAGAAAAGCAGATGGGCTGGTGATTGGGAGAGATCTAGATACAATGATGTATTCACCGCAGCAGCAGAGAAAGATTGGGATGACCATAGAATATGGTGGGGCAACGATGATTACACAGAAGCCGGCCCAAATGAACGGGCATGGGCAGAAGGTGTAGCAGCAGAAAAGGCTGCTATGAAGCAACAGATTAGTGATTTGGCAGAAAAGTTAGGAATTACTGATGCTGATTCTATCAGTCGCCCTAAAGTGTATCCTGATAAAATGTTGAGTGATTACAGTTTCACAGAGTTTGAGCCTGATAATCCAGAACATCAAGCAGCATTAGAGTATTGGCAAAAAGAAGCACAAAGTTACTACAATGAACCCCGACCACGAGGCGAAAGGTTTGCAGAGAATATATTCCCTTCTTTGTATTATGGTTTAATACCAACACAAGCATTAGAAAGAGTTCCTAACAACCCTAGAGATTACCGATATCCGGGCGTTACCCGCAAATGGAAACGCCATGAAAGTTGGGGAGATGATGATATGGAGGAACAATCTTTCGATGACCCCCATGGCGAAATACAAAGCACACTTGATCGGATTTCTGATTGGAGGAAGCCAGAAGAAGGGCTTTATCCAAAAGAGGAATTAGTGCCTCACCCATTGGCAGGTAAGCCAATAATGCGAAGGGTTGCTAGAGGGATGAAAGACCCGTCAATATGGAATGTATTGGATGATCCAGATAAGGCATTTAGGAGTAAAAGCAAATATGGTGAAACACATAGAGTCGGGCCAAGAGCAGGTGTAACTAACCCTGAAATTAGTGATTGGGCTTTCATTAGAGATATAGCAGAAAAAGAAGGTATTTCAATACCAGAAGCACAATACAAATATCTAATCGGTGGTGATCACGAATCTTACTACGCAGATGAAGATATGCCTAAAGGTATATGGATGAAAAGGAGAGGTTCAAAGGGCAAAAGAGAAAGACCATCAAAGCCTATTCCACGAGAAAAGCACGAATATGATCCTGTAACTCGTGCCATAGCACAGGCATTTATGGATTTAGATACGCATCGAGTTGTTGATGAAGATGAAAGCCAGCACGACATAGGTGTTCCATTAGAAGATGAGGAAATGGCATATGAAGGCGGTTGGTTTGGTGATAAACCATTTAGTTCGGAATACAAAAATGTATCCAGAAGTGGGCATAACAGAGCAAAATGGGATTTGGATGAATACATGAAACATTTGAAAAAACCAACAGATGATGCAAATATGGGTCGGAAAAGGAAAACCCTCAATGATATTTTAAGCGAAATAGCGAATCGTAGGTTAAAAAATGATGATGAAAAGGAAATTGACCCACAATTCTTAACAGATGCGTTTTACAGGAAACCGAAGGGGGAGAAGGATGAGTAGAGCATTTGATGCAGGTTGGGCGGTTGTGAAAGCACCGTGGTATTACCATGCTACTCCCGAAGAAAATCTTCACGGTAAAGGTGGCATTCTCCACGAAGGCATCAAGAGTAATTTTGGTGAAGTATATGCTTCAAAAGACCCCGAAATAGCCCGAAGGTGGGTTTCCTTTGGTAGAATGGGTTCTCCTAAAATCGCTACTGTTCCATTCTGGCGTGATGAAGGCGACCCAAGAATGAAACCGGGAATGGATCATAGTCCAATGATGCTTGCTATATTGGGTATGAATCCCGATGAAGTGAGTGCAGATGCTTCTTGGGTATCCAATGAAAATATACCACCAGAGGACATTTTGCCCCATATGTTGCCAAGTGGAACACCATCTAATGAAGATAAGTCAGCAGGTAGTCCGGGTATCACAGTATATGATAATCCCATGTATAACGAAGCGTTTGCAGAGCAAATGCGTATAGTCCAAGAAGCCAACCAGAAACTTCTTGATGAAATGGGGGATAATCCCGATGAGCAATGATCCTGTTAAAGATGAGATAGAGATCGCAAAAGCCATGGGGGTTCGTGGTTTAGGCATAACGCCAGCGATTGCTCGTAAAGTAGGGGGGGATATTACAGGTAAAACTCGTATCCCTTCACCATTAAAGTGGGCAGGTAGTAAAGCGAAGTCACATTACCTTGGGCCATTAAGAGATGCAATGCAATCAGTTGGCGCACAGCGACTTCTTGACCCTGCGCTTGGTGGGGCGAATATCGCTCTCAATATGCCAGCAAAAGAAGTTGTAGTTGGTGATGCTGATACTCATTTGATGAATGCGTATGAGGAAATGCGTGATACACCCGGTGGACTAGAATTGCCTTGGCATGAGTTCACAGGCCACGGTATTGATGCAAGTGCAGTAAAGGGTGGTAAAGAGCGAGAGCAAGTTGCAACACCGGGAGAAGTATCTAAACCCACATTCTTTGGAGATGATTTTACTCACGGTGGTGCTGACTTTAGCACTTACACCGGCCCGACTCTGCGTGGTAGCACAAAAGACCCACAAGAAGGTAGCCTCAATTACATGATTGATATGGCGAATAGTGGAGAATTAGATTTAGATGGTTGGCAAAGATTAGCCCAATTATGGTTAATGACTCAACAAACATCAACCAATGCCTTTACTCGATATAATCCAGAAACAGGTCGTTATACACAAACAAGAGGGGCTTTTGGCCCTTATGCTGATGTGTGGAACTATCAGCATTATCAGCCTTTGATGGAGGATTGGACAATGAAGCCCGGCCCTGTTGATGAGTTCTTTGAGAATCTAGATTTGAATCCGAGAAAAGACCTTGCTGCCGTTGATCCACCATATGCGGGTGAGGCAGCATCTTATGGTATCAATATGGGGGATGCAGGTCAAGAAGCATTGGCAAATCAATTAGGTGAATTAGCAGAAGATGGTTTGCCTATTGTAGCATTCAACAGTCCTAATGTTGCTGAAATGTATCGTGATAGAGGATTCAAAACATTGTTGAATCGTAGGATGGATACTGCTGGAACAAGAGCAGCAAGTCGTGGTATTAAACCAGAACTAATTGCTATTGCTAACATACCCGATATGGATGCTGCAAGGTGGTTTCAACACCATCCAGATAAGCAATTTGTAGGCACAGAAGGCGAACAGCAAAAATGGGAGGAAAGATTCGATGAGTCCTTTGACCCATCTTTGTGGTTAGGAAAGGCTGCATTCTTCCCCGATGAGATAGACCCACAAGGCATTATCCGCAGATCTATCGTCAATGACTTAACGGAATTGGCCGATACTCTCAACAAAGCATTAGGCGACCCTGATGATTTATTGCATTGGGATAAGAGGTTTGGTGGAACACCATACAAAGACAACAAAGACCAGATTTACCTTTGGAATGAGGCAAACCCTGAACCCATTGCACGATTTGACCGAGAACACAATGTAAGTTACCCTCTTGAGGGGTTAGATGAGTTATTACCTGATTTCAAGGACATTACAGGTGGAAAAAATCTCCGTTCAGAAGGTCACAGAATACTTGGTAGTCCGTTTGGTTCAACATCTAAAATGCCGGGTGGTTCTCAAGGATTCCCAACTCAATTATGTAGGGTTGGTAGCACTTTACGGAGATGTGCTGGTTCGACCTGTGAGAATTGCTATGCTCACGATCAAGGTAAATATCGTTTGAACAACAAGCAAATTGCACATTGGCGTAATGCTGCTGCGTTACGAATGCCTGATGAAGAAGGAACAATTGAATATGCTTCTGCATTAGCAAACCGAATACCTGCATCTGTTTTGGACTTTGGAGATCCAAGATTTAGAATGTTAGATTCAGGTGATTTACAAGGAAGAAAAGTAAAGGATAGAGCCAGACACTTATCGTTAATTGCCGATGCCGTCAAACACATTATGGCAAGAAGCCCCATCAAATCTGATGTTTGGCTGCCAACTCGTGAGGAAAACGCCCTCCATGAATATATGAAAGTAAGAGATTGGGATACCGCAATACCTGAAAGCCTCAAAGTATCATTGAGCGCACCATATGTCGGTCAAGGGTTAGATGATGATGCAAATGAAGCAGCAGGTTTGCCAGCCCTAACAGATAGATTCCGTGAATTAACATCTCACCCACAGATAGCACCTTCGTTTGTAGGTGCTTCTGGTGAAGGTATTCACATTTGCCCCACTTCTCAATTAGGTGGTAGTTGCCAAGATAGGGGTTGTGGTGCTTGTTGGGGTGGTGTCCCGATATCATTCAACCCTCATGCACATGGTAAGAAAAATAGACCCGTTCAGTTATTTGGTGGAGGCACTTTAGGATATGATGATGAAACAATGACCCCTATATTGCCTTTTAATTTGGGGATTCAACCAAGACGGGTTGATGAGGGACTTTGATTCGCTTTACAATTTCTAAAGCAGGTTCTAAATCCTCCAGAGATACACCACAAGGGATGTGCATTTGGTTGCACCACTTGACTAATGCTTCTGTTGCAAGGTTTGCTTCTGACCCCTTGACGAAGGGGCAACCACCCATGCCTCCTATGCTACTATCGAATTGAGTGACCCCCATTTCGTATGCAGTAGCAATATGTTGGAATAACTTGGTGCTTTTGTGAAGATGAAGGGCTATATTGTCGGTATGTTGCTTTGCTCTGCGTATAGTGTGATACACTTGTTCATTGGTTGCCGTTCCATCTGTGTCGCATAATACCACAGTAGTGCCAAGGGCGCAAGCATCTTTCATTGCTCTACTCATTTCCTTTTTGTTAGATCTGAATGCCATTGAAAGATATACTCGGATATTCTCTTTTGGTATTCCTTCTAGTGCTTGATAATAGTGATCAACCACTTCTTGGTATGATTTACCGTGATTGGCTACATTGAATGAATGAGTAGGGGAGAAGAATATGTTGTAGTATTTTGCACCGACCTTTTTGGCTCTCTCAATTCCCCTGTGATTTGGCACAAGGACTCCAAGACAGGCATCTAAGTGCCATACTGCCTTGAATACTTCATCCGAATCCGCCATACTTGGAACTAATTTGGGGTGAACAAAAGAACCCACTTCAATATCAATCAACCCACCATTGACCAGAGATTCGATTAAATCAACCTTATCTTCAATAGAAACAGTATGAGAAAGTGCTTGTAAGCCATCCCTTGGGCCAACTTCATATATCTCAATGGGTTTCATGTGTTTGCCATCTAATGTTCCTTATCTTTTGATGGTTTTGTTGAAATCAGGGGATTTCCTCTTGATTTGGTAGTTCATATTCCTCATGCGAAATACCGTTTGCACCTGTTGGGCCATTGTTACCTTCACAGGATCTTAATCTGCTAATCAAGTAATTCACAATATAGGACATTGGAGTGTTAGGTGGGAAATTGTTTGCGTTAGCCCATTGAGTAAGCCACGAATGGTCTGAAATGAATAATCGAGTGGCTACACTACCTGTTTGCCCTGCAATTTGCATATCAATCCATGTTTCCTCATCTGCTATGATGCCCTCTGCGGGTTGGATAAGAGATATCCATTGTTGTGCATCTTGTGGCACATTGCTGATATTGCCGTATAGCGGGTGTCCATAATAATGAAGAATTGCAATACCAGCATTATGTGAGAAATCACCTGCAAGAGCCTCGTCTGTATTGCGTTGTATCCACGCAGCCATCATATTCGGGTTAGAGGGATTCGCTCTCAAAACATCTTGATACGATCTCATAGCAGTTACGGCTTCTGCGAGATTGGGTGCGCTCATATACAAACCCGATACCGCCCTGCTATTTAATCACAACCTTCATAGCCCTAACAGTAGTGGGATTTACACATGAGCCGTCATGTGTCCGTAGTAATGCCGGATGATTTATTTGCCAAAATGGAAGCAGCGAGAGGTAGAGAATCTAAGTCCTCTTTCGTTAATTTCGTATTGAAGAAGTATTTTGAACAGGAACAGGCTCGACAAAACACAGGGGAGTGAGAGAAGAATGCCACAACAACCGGGAAAAATGCCACCATTTGGTGGCCCAGACGAAAACCGAATTGATATCAATTTGATTGCTATGCTACTATGGCAATCGCTACTTACAGGTGTAGCAGTATCAGTATCGCACATGGGATGGTATTTACCAGCCGCAGGTGCAGGTGAAATGGGATTACAGTATGGTTTGATTGCATTCGGCTTCCTCTGTCTTTCAATGGTATTATTCCATGTTGGTGGTATTCGTGACTCTCTAGCAATGCGAGCAGAGTTTGCTCAAGAGAATCGCTATGATAAGTGGCTAAGATCCCAACAAAGGCTACAAGAACGCAGAATGCGTAAAGACCAACAGTATCAATATGGTAAGATGCAACAACAACAAATGTATGCACAGGCTATGGGGCAACAGACCTTTGGTTTGCCGAATGAACCACATTCCGAGCAAAAGGATGAAGAAGAAGCACCAATGCTCACACCATGAGGGGAACATGAATGTGGCCGTTTAGCACCGCCAATGAGCGACAGGCAGAAGCAATGAGTATGATTCTTGCTGAAAACGCATATGAAAGGCGATTAGAAAGAGCCACAAACAATATCAAATTGATTTTAGTTCTCATAGGTAGCGTATCCCTCACCTTTTTGGTAATGGTCGGATTGGATATCTGGGCCAATATCAGCCCCGAAAACGCATGGAATTGGATTCGGGGGAAGTGAAGTGAATGTCTTGGATGTTTGCAGGGCATTTATTGCTAGGGTCTGCCCAGATTGCGACCTATGTGTATAGATTGCTAAGGCCACATAAAGTCGGAATATACGGCCCAAGCCTTACAGGAAAGACCACATTAGATCAATATCTTACCGTTCCCGGTGATATTGACCCCATACCCTTAGAATTGCGAACTAGCCATGCTGTGCAAAACGGCTCATTCAAAATGCCAAGAAGCACAAAGAAGCAGGTTCGCTGGAAAGGGGATCGTGTTCCTATTACATCTGCTGATATTGGCGGTCAGCAACAATATCGAAATATGTGGGCAGAAGATATTGTTGAGAACCACAGAGATGTGATTTTCTATGTGGTTGATGAAAGAATACTTCTTTCGCCACAGGCAGCCATGGATGCAGTTGCAGGGTTTCAATACATAGTGGATTTAGTGACGAACACCAAATATCCTTCCACATTTAGTCGCAAAATGCGGAAAAAGGCAAAGGGGTGGAAACCGAAGGTAGTTTGCCTCTTGTTAAACAAAATGGATGTGTGGTGGACACCAGAGGCTGATGCTATGTGGTCTATGGGTTTGAAAAGGCAGTATAGGATGGTATTACCTTTCCAAGAAGAATTGAGAAGATTAAGGCGAGCAGGTATCCCAACAAATGTTGAGGCTATTGCGGCACAATACGGCCTTAATGTCGAAAGAGCGATAGTGGACACTATTCACTTAATTTGATGAGAGGTTTTATCATCCTGTTAGCCCTCACATGGTCATATGGGCATACCCTTCTTTGGTGGTGGCGGGATCTCGCTCAATGGTGTTCCTGACGAGCAGTTGCGTGTTTTATCGCAACAAACAGGTATAGCATACGAGTTGTTGAAAGCGCAACAGAGAGCAGAAATGGCAAGCGCAGGTTCATCTGGTGATATGGGAGATGAGCAAATGATACCAACGGTTGAGATAAATCTCAAGACCAACCACAAGAATCCCGCTAAGGCTCGGAGAAAGAATATCAAAATGCTTCGCAAGGCATTGCGACCACCGAATTACAACCTTGGGTTATTCAAGGTATATCGCTACAATGCAGCACACGAGTGTGCCTGTTGCGGTGTAGATGTTCGCAGATTCTTAGAAGGCGACAATGCTTATTCTCATATCGTTGATGACCGAACAGGACTATCATTGGCAGATATCTATTGGTTCAATGAGGATACAGGACAGGCACAGAAGCCTCATGCTCGCACACATGGGGATCATGGTGATGAGATGAATAGCACCTTATGCCCTGCTCACTTACACATCTACCATACTTTACGCTGTATGCTTGAAGAACAGGAAATGGCAGAAGAAGGGTTTGGAAAGAAGGTTGCAAAAGGAACACGATTTTTACGAGTTCCCGGTATTACAGGTAAAAACACCGCTAAGAACAGATCCACTCCTGAATCATTGATGAAGTATGAGCCATTCTTCCGAATGGTGCAACAAGACGCACAATACTCAAAAGGAGTTACTATGACGCAGCATCCAAACCCGATGACGGGTATAGCGGATTTGGTTACGGTGACTTTCGATTTAAGGGCTATGCAGATGGAATTACTATCACAGCAGAGTCAAATGGGAATAAACCCCCAAGCACAGGCGCAAATGCAAGCGCAAATGGAACAAGGACAGATACAACAATAGGAAGGTGAATGATATGGGGCTATTTGGATTCGGAGGCGGAAATAAAACACAAACGGCACAGCAGTTTGGTGCGCCTTCTTTGGCAGCACAGCAAGGATATGGGCAAATGGGTGGCTATGGTATGCAACAACCACAACAAATGGGTGGCTTGGGTGCTATGGGTATGATGCAACAGGCACAGAACCCTATGATGCAACAGGCTGCAAATGATCCCGTTCTGGCAACATCTCAATTATTGGCTTTACATGACCCGGTATCAATGTTCGTGATTTCACAGAATATGGCTCTAGTTCTTGATTTAATTGGAGAAATTATGATGCTATCAGTCAAGGAGTTCTTTGCTAATGTATCATTCAAGATAGAAAACGATGTTTTGACTTTGGATGCGGGGTCATTACCATCGGATCTAGCAACACTATCAGCAGAAAATCTTGCTCTTACTCTACAAAAAGCACAGGGTGCAGCACAAAACACCCTAAATGCAAACCAACAACAATTACAGATGTTCCTTGCAGCACACCAACAAGGTATGATGATGAATCAAATGCAGAACCCTGCATCCCAACCGGGCTTTTTCGGTAGCCTTCTTGGTGGCATGATGGGCAATGCGGTTCAACAGAACGGTGGCTTTGGTGCTACTGTTGGGCAAGGTATGAACATGGCTGCGAAGGGTGCAGCAGTTGGACTATGATAACATGGAAGGTGAAAATATGTCGGATAGAGATCGAGAACAGAATGCTATGCAAGGAGAGGTTAATTGGTCATCAGCAATGGTGGATATGTTTAGCCCGAAAGTAATGTTGGTTGAAAGTGCCACAATGATTTTCATTATTGCTTTCATGTTATTTTCATTGACCATGTTAATCTGGAAAGGGCCATCACTTGGAACAGGTGAAATGATGGCTATGTTTTTCGGGCTATTACTCACGATGACTATTGCCATTCGGCAGTATGCTGCCTTTCGGTATTAACGGGCGAATAGTAGCCCCGCAACCACAAGCGTATGTAGTGGCACAACCGCAGGTCAAGCCTGTGATTGACCACGAACCACACAGGTGTAAAGCAATAGCAAAATCAGGCAACCGTTGTAAGAAGGCGGTTCAGAAACCATCACCATATTGCAACCTTCACCGCAAGATATATGAGAAAACACATAAGGATGAATGATATCGCACCTTCATGGTGGGTCGTAGGACTAGACGGAACTGTGTATTCTGCCAACATCCAGACAGAGATGCCTTTGAGCGAAATATCCGTCTTGGACTTCTTGAAGAAGCCGAATTAGATGCTCAACAAGGTTGGGCAGAAGGAACTGCTCACAGGCACATGAGGCGACACGCAGGTGAGTATCACAATAACAGTAATTCCGAATGCCCTCTATGCACTCATCCTGAAAGAGCGACAATTGAGGAAAGTATTCTCAATCACATAGTTCCACTCGATGCTATGGCTGATGATCTAGAAATTACTACTGATGCCTTATCACATCATATGCAAAACCATGTGCAACCTATTATTCAGCGTCAAGTGGCAATCGAAACATTACCACAGACGATTAGCACCGTTCAAGGTGCTATGCGCCAAACAGAAAATAATCTTCAACGGCTGAATAGCCTGTTCAATGATCATGTGGATTTACTACGAGAGGAACAGAATGAAGAAGGCACTTTGGATTACAAAGGTTTAGACACGGCAGTTAAGTTACACAAGGAAATTAGGGATACTTTGAGTGATATTGGGGAATATCTTGAAAGAGCCGAAGCCATTGGGTCTAACGAGCAGGTGAGCGTCTTGACTGTAATCCAAGCACACTTCTCCGAAAAATCACCAGAAGAATGGCGTGTTCTGCGTCAAGCATTATCCGAAGCGGGGGTGCTTGAAGATGGCTGATTTAGACCCTATTTACCGATTTTTTATGGCGCAGGGCATGAGTGGTAATGATATCGAAAATCTTACTCTAAGAGAAGTGGAGAATATGATAAACGATTCGCCCACATATTCATTTGAAAATGACGGCATTCGGTTAGGACCCATTTACCAACACCTTATGTATGAAGGTATGAATGGTGATCAAATTGAAAATCTTACTCTAATGGAAACGACACAGTTGTTGAATAAATCTGCACCCAATGACCGAGCATTCCGCACAGGTTGGTCTGTGGTGAAATCACCATGTGCAATCGAAAAGGGTGGGAAAATATGCCCGACTTGTGGATTAGATGACGATACTCTATCAATTACGGGTTGCCCGATGAAACAAGGGATGTGATACTGTGACTGATGATTACCGCACTATTCCATCTTTGATGCTAAAGGACACAGATTACGGTTCTTTGCTAAATGGAGAAAATGTAGTGTTTTCTATTGAAGATGCACTTTTGATGTGTGATGGCCTTGAAGAAGTAGTAAAGGTCTGGACAGAGGGCATGGATGCGTTTAATCTCACTTCTCAAGAAGATGCAGCAGGTGTAGCATATGGGCAAATCATGTGTATCCGTATGATGTTTGCAGATCTAGAAAATCGAGTGCCAGAGGTTTCCAAAAAAGAGGCACAGGAAACACTTGCACTATTCACAACTTCGTTTATGCCTCTGGCTCGTGCTTATTCAAGAACCCCTATGCTCGCTCAATGGTATCTTTCCATTCCTATGCGTGTAGCGGGAACATACAGTAGGTTGCGGAGGGGCAGATAGTGCCTATGGCAAATCCCCGAAGGGGTGTGAACGAAGAAGCAGTTCGCATCCAAGAGCATACAGGTGGTTTTCGACCACGAGAGATGCTAGGGGATTATGATGTGAATCCTAATGAGGATTCTGATGGATTATCTCATTACAACCGCCAATCAACCGCTAGTGAGGAAATGCGAGAGCAGTTAGATCCGAAGCAACGAAAAAAGAGAGCAATGCGTGAAATGGAGGGTGAATTGCCTCATATCAGCATAAAGCCAGAGGAAATGGCTGAAACAATCAACAATACTCCAATGATGGAGAATGAAAGCGAATTACTTGAATCCGCCATGGGTGTGGATATGGGTCATGCTTCTGACGGCATTGGTATATCACAAGGCGCAGGGGTTGGCCCGGTTCGTAGAGAAGGGCCGGGATTGATTTTTAGTCGAAGTAAAGAAGCATTTGAAGATGCGTGGTCAATGTTGAAGAATGATCCATTTGACGAAGTTAGGCGGAGAGCAATTGAACAGGCTGCCCAAGATATTGATGAAATGAATCAAGAAGAACCGGGTTGGCTTGCTCAAGGATTTGTAGGTGGTTTAGCAGGTCTTGGAATACATAGGGAAACAGGGGAAAAGGCAGCAGTTGGTGTTCCTTTACATGAAATCATAGACGCTCAAGATATCCGAGCATATCAAGCAGCAAATGACGGTGCTATGCCACCACAGGAATGGTTTCACCAAATGCTTGAAGAGAAAGTGGAAAATGACCCCATGAGTGATGCACCATATGGTGTTGAAGATCTAACACCACTTGTGCATACCCCTGCACACGATATAGCAGCAAGAGGGGCAGCATTCCCGATGGATGATGAAAGGTATAGTGATGATCCAAGTCAATATGAAAATATCCTCCATGATAGCGTGGGTGAGTTCGGTTACAGTCCAGAAGAATCAAAATTATGGCAAGATGCAAACAAATCTCAAATGCCACCAACTTTATTCTTGTCTGATATCGTAAAAGGCAAACGCAAGAAGCGTGGGCGTAAGTATGAGGAAGATGAAGAAGGTGAGGCGGAGGAAAAGAAAAGCAAGATCAAGCGCAAGCGCAAGCGTAAGCGTGAGATGAAGCGTGGTAAGAAGGAAGCCAGCCGTGATATCAAGGGTAAAACCAAGAGGCGTGAGAAAAATATCGAACAGAACATTTCACGCAATCCAAGAGAACAAGCATTCTCCCCAAGAAGGATGTTGGGTGCAAATCCAAGGGCATCTGGTATTCCATTGAGAATCCGTGATCCCGTAGCATATCAGCGTAAATTGGCTGCCGAGAAGTTCCGCAGACAGATGGGTGCGCTACCGAGAGGGCATTCTGCTCACGCTGATACTCGTGGTCTTTCTGGCGATAAAGTGCAAACCATCGGTATCGGTGGTAAAGGCACAAAATTACCACATAACCCCCATTTTGGTGCTGGCGCACCGAAGGGAACATCACTTTCACAATTCAAACCAAACAAGGCTGCCGCAAGAGAGGCAGCATTAGCAGGTGAGCCATTAGGAGGCGACCCTCTAACTGTGAAGATGGATATTAGCAAAAGAGCAACCTTGCAGGTATCTGGAAAAGATTTGCAGGGATTCAATCGAAGTCAATTGTTAGATATGAAGAAGGATCTCAAGCGTTTGTTACAAGCCGTGGAGAAATTAACCAAGAGTAATCCCGAACTTGATGATAAAGCCAAGAGGGGTAACAAGGCAGGTGGATGTAGCGACCCACAAGGTGGAACAGAATTAGATGATGAACTACAAGCACCATATCGCTTTGAAGATCCCACGATTCGTGATGTAGTGCATGGGGTGTCTAAGAGATGAGTATTGCTGGTTGGGCGGTTCTTGACCAATTCGTGATTCAGAAAGGTCTGGGTCATTATGATTGGGATGAACTAATCAACAGCCTCATTGGTTACGCACAACCAGATGGTTCATTTGGTGCTATGCCACGAGCCACAGAGGATATTGGTGGGGCGCACATGACGGGTGTTGAAGCCGATGCTATGTGGGAGGCTATCTATCAAGGTGAAGCCTCTGGACTTTCAAAAGAAGAAGCAGACATAATTTACTCTGGCCCACATGGGCCATGGGGAGAAGAAGCGTTTATCGCAGCAAAAAATCACGCAATCCAATGTGGTGCTGCTACTATCAATCAAGCCATTGAAATTACCAATAACAAAATGATGGAAAAATACAACGAAGCATTAGCGAGAGGAAAGCCACAGGCCATGCCTATGAAAATTGACCCTGCTTTTGATGCAAACGGCCAATTGACTCCTATGTGGAGAAATGGTGTAGCAGCAAAAATGGACAAAAAAAATCCGTTTGAAGTAATGCAAGATGGAACGGTTCAACTCCGAACCATCAATCGTGATCAGTATAATCGTAGCCCAGAATCTTGGGCAAGGCCATATGCAGAAGGACTCAAAGAGATAAGGGGCGGTGGTAATACAAGAGAATATATCGAGAGCCACCGACTACATCCTAATTCTGTCTATATTGATAATGAAGGTCATAAGGCTATTCTTGATATGATGGATGCAGCAGCAGCAAACGGCACTCCACTTAACACACCTGAAAAGTTCAAACAAGCGTGGGTTCAACACTCAACTCTAAGGAATAAAATGCCTCACTTCGGTTCAGCACCTTTGCCACAGGCAGACGGCCGGCAATTAGATATTGTAAATCGCCATATGTTTGGTGTTCGTAATAGAGAAGCACCACCTAATGCGGTTGAGCAAGATCCAGCAGAAGCAATGGTTGAGGCTCAAGCAGGTGTTCCAATGCAAGAAGATCCACTTGCTCACATCAATTACTTCTTGGATAATCCCGAACTAGCACAATCCAAACACGGCAAAAACCTTCTCGGCTCTTATAGTAGAGATAATCGCATGAAATATGGGGGCGGTTGGTCTAACAAAGCACAAGCGTTGGCATTATACAACAATATCAGAGCAAAAGCAGAGGAACAGGGGATGACTGTGCCAAGCATCCAAGAACTCGTGGATGCAAATCCCGGTGGTTCATTCCTTGAACGGGTAATGAGGGGTGGTCATGGCATTCTTACAGGTGACGCACCACCACAAGCACCGTTGCCTCAAGAGCAACCACCACCACAACAACCAATTCAACCAATAGAAGAAGCACCACCTGTTGCACCACGACCTGCACCACAGCCACAACCACCTGCTAATCCTGTTCCTCAAAGACAACCAGCACCACCTGTCCCGCAACGAGAGCAACCACCGCCAATTCCGCAACGAGAAGCACCACAAGACCTAAATGCTAATCAAGTGCAAATGCCTCCGCCTCAACAATCGGGCGAAGCCTTGCAATCTGAAAGGAGAGGTATTATGGATAGAATTGGTGAAGCATTGGGTAGCGGGGCAGCGTCTGTCGCCAATCTTTTCACTCGTGAAGAAATACAAAATGCCCTTGAAACGGTTCAGATAGATATGGCTCTCCAAGAAGAGACAATTATCAAAATGATGCCTCACATTCAAATGGATTCAACAAAAAGTTCCGATATTGCATTTATGGCAGGTCAAATCCAAAGACCATCCTCTGATGTAGTAACAATCCTAAATAGTAAAGGGGATTGGCGAGAAATGTCGAAATCAATGGATGTTCCGTTAGAAGTAATACAATTAGTAAAGGTGGCCTTTAGATGAAACCCCAATTTAGTGCAGATTTGATAGCCCGTCAAAGGCTTCTGATGGAAAGAGAAGCAATCGCAAAAGGCGAGTTCGATCTTGAGAAATGGGGTAAAGGTGCAGCAGGTGGAGGTAGAGGAAATATCTTCACCGCAGCAGGTCGAGATTTAATGTCTCGCAATAAGCAAGCAGGGCAATACAAGAAATTATCACCCGAAGGTCAAAAGGCATTTAGAGAAGCAGCAGGGGGGCAAGCAAACAACCCAAGCGCAGGTGCTGGCTCAAGGGGTGGCGCAAAAGGTGATTGGGTTGCACAGATGTATGGCGAAGGCGGAACAATGCACATGAATCAAAACGCTGTAAGAGATGCTAGGAGAATGGAGGGCAAAATGTCGCTAACTCCGGGCGCACCAACACCCGGTGCTGGACAGGCAGATGTTAATCCAAATAATCAGCAACCACCAGCAGGTGGAGGCGCAGACGCAGATGGTGATGGACAACCAGATGCCCCTGCACCCGCAGGTGGAGGCGCAGACGCAGGTGGCGCACCACCAGATGCAGACGGAGATGGGCAACCAGATCCCCCTGCAAACGCAGCACCTGCACAAGCACCCGCAGGTGGAGATGCCGATGGTGATGGACAACCAGATGCACCAGCAGCAGGTGGCGCACCCGCACCAGCACCAGCAGGTGGCGCACCCGCACCCGCACCAGCAGGTGGTGGTCAAGCACCAGCAGGTGGTGGTCAAGCACCAGCAGGTGGCGCACCCGGACAGAACATGGCTGGCGGTGGCAATCAAAATATGATGCAAAATAATCCACAATTCTCATTCAACATGGGTGGTTGGGGCGGTGGTGGTCAAGGTGGCAACCGAGGCAACAACCAAGGCAACAACCAAGGCAACAACCAAATGGGTGCTGCACAAGAAGCAGCACAAATGTCGCAAGTAGCCAACGCACAAGCAATGGCTAATCAAAGCGGTGGAGGTATTCTCGGTGGTCTTGCCACAGGTGGTCTAAGCAACCTATGGGCATGGAATCAGCGAAGGAGAGGTAGAAACCAATTGAACCAGATGGCTCAAGGTAATTTCCAAAGGTCAAGAGAAGGCATGGAGGATATGCTTCATTCACATGATCGTATTCACAAGGCTATTTCACATATCAGCATAAGACAATCAATTTCAAAAAATGAAGAAGTGGATTGGTCAAAACCATTGGGAGATGAGTTAGACCCACCTTATGACTACGATGCACATCTAAGAGAAGGAGATGATGAATTAAGAGAAATGGCTTGGCGTGAAGGTGCATCAGAAGAAGAAATCATACAAATGCTACAAAGCATGAGTGAACACGAAAAACAACACATATTGGCAATAGCAAGGGGTGAGGTTGATGTTCCTTCTCCTGAAATGAAAAGGGTTTCCACCACACCTTCTACCGGTCAATCCGAAGAAGCAACAAAACGCACCGAAGAAAATGAGGGCGATATGCTAGAACGGATTAAAGCCAAGAATGCGGAATCAAGAAAGAATCTAGGTGAGTGAAATGACTGACCGATTCGATGACCTTCTTATCAAAGCACGAGCAGAGATGCTTGGAAAGCACACGCTTCGTGCTGAACCATCCACAGATGCAGTATTTGAATATGTCTGGGATGGATTACAAAAGGGATTTTGGGGCGGTGCAAAGCGTGGTTACAACGCTAAAAGGAGAATGCCGGGTAGATCTGGTCATTTAACTGATGACCAAATGAGTATTTATGAACAAATGCGTGGCCCTAAACCAAAGAGGACACGAGGCCCACGAAAACCAAAAGCACCTGCATCACCAATTACAGATGAGTCGAGAATGTTATCAGAACAATCGGCTCAACAACCAATTACAGATAATTCAAGGATGTTACCAGAAAACACCTTTAGTGGTTCATCAACAGAAGTTCCTCACCTTTCAGAAAACGAACCTATTGATTTAGTAGAAGGTAAGGATTGGCAACATATTAACAAGCCCGGCTTCTTTGAGAATGTTGGCGCACAAGGGCCATGGGGCGGTGCTAATACAGCACCTGAAAATAGACAATTACCTGCACCAAGTCAAGATGTTGGCGCACAATCACCACCGTCAGCATTTGAACAAGGTTGGAGTGTTTCACAACGCAGAGATGCGACCAATACCGCAGATGAATGGGGTAATGTGGAGGATATGCCACCACACCACCCCCACCCCACACCACCCGCAGAAGAACCACCCGCAGAAGAATCTCGTGTCGGATTGCCATGGAAGCCGACTTTGGCTGAAAGTGGGCCGGGTAGCCGTGATGAAGATTGGAATTATCGAACACGAAAACCATGGGGGGCGAGATCTGCTAAAGGAAAGGCTATGGCAGCATACTATGCTTCGTTAGAAAATGATGACCAAGGGCTACTTGAGCCAATCCCTTCCGCAGAAGATGAGATGATTGAGGCGGGTATTGAAGGTAGAGAAAAATCAAAGGAACAAGCACCATTACCCCCAAGCCCCATAGTGGGTGAAGGTGGAAATGAAACGGTAATGAATCAAGAGCGATTGAATGAATACAACAAACCACCATCTGCGCCAGCACCAGAGGCAGAAGCACCTGCACCAAATGCACCGACAGATGTTGAATCAGCGACACAAAGGGCGAAAGGGCGAAAGGCGAAGCGTGAGTCAATACCACAAAGTCAGCAAACATTGTTTGATGCACCACCAAAAGCAGAAGCACCTGCACCATCAGGTGAAGCAGTTCCATACGGTGAATACACTAAACACATTCAAGCAGCCTCACAAGGTAGTGAGCAATCTTTGGATTGGCTTGCAAGCAATCCCGCATCAGTAGCGAGATTTCATAGTGACGGATTACCAAAGCGTATCCAAGATGCAATAGATGCAAAGGGCGGATCTAGTGAAGCCGAGTCACCAAAAAAGCCGAAAAAGGGTAAGAAGGCAGAAGATAAGACACCACCAATGCCGAAAAAACCGAAAAAGGACAAAAAGAAAAGCCATGATGCTTTCAATTCTGCATGGTCTGTGCTGAAAGACCCATTCGCAAATCCATTCGATAATCCGAATGCGTTTGCTATCCATGATAATTTCAACATAGATAAGGCAAGAAGGCTACCATCTGAAACAGAAATGAATAGCATTAGAGGGGTCGGTGAGGCACTTTCAGTAAGTCCAGATCCAATACCACATCATGCGGGTATGCCGAGAAATGCACCTTTGGGTTATGAGAGTATGGAACACTATTATGCTGTTCAACAAGGTAGGCCATGGCCGTCAGATAAACCCAAAGATGAAAAATTGGCATCAGCCAATCTCTCATTATTGCCTCAAGGTATGCTGAAACAGATGCAAGGCCAACAACAGGCAGATGCCGATTACAGCCTCTTGCCGCAGGGATGGCAAGAGGGTGTGGTTGAGTGAGTGCATTCAACCGGGCTTGGAAAATCCTCAAAATAGAGGATGATATTGAACCCGATGATGATTTCCACCGATTGAATGATCCAAATCCCACTATTGCTTTTGGTGCGGCAGTAAGGAATAATCCCTTTTTTGCTGAAATACAACGACAACGGGAAGAAGCATATTCAAAGCCATATTCCGAAGGGGGTGTGGTGCATGAATGCGCTAATTGTGGAAAGAGGACAGACACCACTATGGATGATGTGTATGATGATCAATTTTGTTGTAGGAGATGTGCTAATGGTCTGCAACCGTGGTGTGCTAACATGATGGGTGGTGAAGGTGAAGGGCCACATATGTGCAATTTCCAAATATCTGAAAGCCCCGGTAGGCGTGATCAATCGGGCTATTACACCGAAATCAGTTGCCCTAACTGTGGTAATTACCTAAGTGGGTGGTTATCGTGAGTGAAGCAGTTCTTGATCTAGCATCCAAAGTGGATTGGGAGATGGGTCGCAGGGATTTCAAATACTTCTTTGAAGATATTTGCAAGTTCCAATTAGCCGACTTTCACCAAGAATGGTATGATGCTTCGGAGAACCATAACAAGACCTGCGTAATTGCTTCTCGTGACCACGGCAAATCTGTGTTTTATCGTGTGTATTTACTATGGAAAATGGCATACAATGATGGCACAGAAGTTCTATTCTTTTCACACAGTCAGCATCAATCCATCGAACACATGGGTAAAATGAATGAGTTGATTGAAACAACACCTGCACTTCAACACCTAAAACCCAAGAGAGGATGGGCGAAGCAGAAGTTCAAGTTCACCAACAAATCATCTATTGCTGCTATGTCCGTTGGAAAAGCGGTGCGTGGGGCGCACCCTGATATTGTAGTGCTTGACGATATTCTTTCTAGTGAAGCAGAATCACAGATGACTCATATTGCCACTTGGTTCTATACTGCTTTGTTACCTGTGCTTCACCACACAGCACAGTTGTGCATCGTTGGAACACCGTTCTCATATACTGATTTGTATCAAGAATTGAAGGGGTTGAAAGGATATTGGGTTAATGAATACCCTGCTATCAATGAGGAAACCGGGAAACCATTGTGGCCTGAAAGGTGGTCATTAGAGGCACTACAAACCCGTAGGGGTGAAATGACTTCAATTGCATTTACTCGTGAATATCTATGCAAACCAATTGCAAGCGATTCAAGCCTATTCCCTGTGGAAATGACCGACCCATGCAAAGATGAAGAATACAAATTGGAGTTCCAACCACCAATTGAAGAAGATGTGAATTACTACATTGGTTGGGATCCAGCGATTAGCCCAGATAGAAAAGCCGACTATACTTGCATGGTTGTTTTGGCTATGGATGAGAATCGCCATAAGCGCATAGTGTGGATGCACCACGAGAAAGGTATGGACTTTTCATCACAAATTGATAAGATAATCGAACTCAATGCGAGATACAATCCTGTAATCGTAGAACTTGAAACAAACAATTTCGCTCAAGCATTCCATCAAGTGTTGAAAGAGATTAGTGATCTGCCAATAAAACCATTCACTATGAGTCGTATGCGTAAGGAGGCAGTTATCCACGCATTACAGTTACATTTTGAACAACGGCATCTGATAATTCCTTACAAAGATGAGGGGGCAACCCATAGACACATGAATACGCTTTTGAATGAGTTGTCTATGTTCACCATGCTTCCGAATGGTAAAATGGAGTCCCTTGGCCGGCACGATGATACAGTTATCGCTCTGGCTTTGGCGGTTCAGGCTACCAAGGAATACAGGGATAACATTGTAGTGCTTGATGGTGAGGCGTGGACAAAGCGAATAGGTTGGGCTGATGTATGAGAGTTGAATATAATCCAGAGATTCGGACAATAGACGACTCTATTGAAAAGTTCCTTGCACCTGCTGCAAAGGTAGCAGGTAAAGCGTTGGCAGCACCTGTTGTTGGTGCTGCAAAACTTGCTGGTAAAGCAGTTGGTGCAATAGCAGGTAAGTTGGGTATTGGTCAAAATGGTGGCAATCAACAACCAGATCCCGCTATTGCTACGGCAGAACAAAATGTAAAACAGAAGGAACAGGAGTTGGCTACTGCTCAACAGGAGTTAGAAGCACTTCAAGGACAGGCTGAACAACAACCAATTCAAGAACCCCCTGCCGAAGCCCCTGCCATGCCAGCCGAGGCTACCGCAGGTAAAGCAATTGGTGGCATGGATGGTAATGAAGGTGGAGGCGCACCCACAGAGCAACCGGGAACGGATGCTACCGCACCACCAACCGCAGAAACACCTGTTACCAAAACATTCTTTGTGGACAATTTTGGTATATCTGGTGCTGAACTTCTTGATGTTTTGGAAAAGGCTGGCGAAGATACCATTCTAGATTCAGTAATCGCACTATTACATCAAGAGCAGAAAGCGGTTCTCAAACAATTCGATTGGTGGGAAGATACTGATTGGAATATGCTTGAGTTGAAAGACAACGATTACAATCTAATTGCCTTATTCCCAGATAGATTGGAATTACCTTTGAGGCAGACAATTGTTGGAGTTAAGAAGGCAAAAGGAGAAGATGAAAGAAGTGAAATCTGGAAAGGCTGGCATAGCCGTCTTGATGCTGAAAACCGCTTGAGTCGAAGAGAGAGGAACATTTTAGCAGATTGCCATAACACTTTACTCAAACATGGCACAATGAACTCACAAACCCTTTCATCGTATGGTGTAAAGGCATCCTCATCGGAAATTGGGGCCTTAATCAAATCATATGGGTATTTGTTTGATGTAACAGTAGTTGGTAAAGGCACGAAGCATGATGATCGCACACTATACTACGGAACACCAAAACCACCCATTTTCCTCAAAACAGTTGATTCTTTCATAGGAAACCTATGGGAAGTAGAGGGTTCTTTGGACTTAACACCAACAGGCGCACCCCGTCTTATTCTGCCTTTTAACACCAAGCGTGGGGAGGACTATACCGTAGTGCTAAAACAGAGATTGGGTGTGGAGGGTATTACTTGGGAGGGAGATAAGTTCGTGATTGAAGGTTCTAGATCTTTCACTAAGGCAGCAAGTGAAGCCTTGCCATATCTCACGAATAAGCGTGAAGATGCTACTATTTTCCTTTCAGCACTTGATGGTAATATCAATGCAGAACGGATATTACAGTATAGACATAATCCAGAGATACAAGTCGAATTGTTGAAGCAATGGAATGTATCAGAAGAAAAAATAGATACATGGGTGGAGGCGATTGTAAATGGCTGATAAGAAACGAATTGAGCGATTATTCTCTGCTCTTGGCATGGATATGGAGAGGCATAGCACACCGACTCCAGAGATGCCATTATTCACTTCTGGTGTGCAAGAACCACCATTGTTGCAGGGTATTACTATCCCCGCATTGTATGCAGCAGCCTATGAGTGCCTTGTTTTGCGTTCTATTCTTAATCATCTTGCTACTGAATGTTTCCGTAAGGGTTGGGATTGGAAACCAAACTTTGTGGTAAAATGCAGAGATTGTGAAACCGAATACCAAAAAGAAGTGGATGTTTGCAAGGATTGTGGTGGAGAAGTCCGACCACCAGATAAAGAGCAACTTGAGTATGCTGAAATGTTATTTGAAAATGAAAATAGAATGGGGCAATCATTCCTTGAAGTGCTTCGTGAAGTGGAAATGGATTTGAATATCGTGGATGATGCTTACATCATTCTCACTAAGGAATACTTTGTTGATCCAAGTAGTGGCAAGCCACAATTTTACCGTATCAAGGAGATAACTCGTGCTGACCCTATCTTCATGCGTATCGTAGCAGATAAGCGTGGTATGAAGGGTGGCAAGCAATACACGAGCCTGTTGGATAGGTCATTCCGAACAGGAGATAAAGATGAGAAGTGTCCAAAGACAGGATTGCCTGTTGTGCCTGTGCATTACATCAATTTGGCTGGTGTGGGATCTGGACAGGTCTATACCGAAGGAGAAGTAATTCATATCAGCAAATGGTCGCCATCTAAATTGTATGGCCGTTCACCCGTAGCAACATTATGGCGACAGGTCAATACTCTCATTGCTATGGACAATTATGTGTATGCTGCATATCAAAAGCGCAGAATGCCAAGGGGTGTAATGGTCATTAAATCATCCAACCTTGAAACTGTGGAGAGGACAGCACGAAATATACAGGAACATCTTGAGCGTGACCCTCAATATATTCCCACAGTTGGTGTTGAAACAGAGAGTGGTCGTGGTGGTCTTGAGTATGTCCGTATGATGGATACACTTGAAGAATTGCAGTATATCCCTATCAAAGATGATATCCGTCAGCGTATTTCATCCTTCTTTGGTGTATCAAATGTGTTTATGAATGATGTATCTGGAGGCGGTTTGAATAATGAAGGTATGCAGATCGTAGTTACCAATCGTGCTTTGGCTGCAAGTCAGAACCTATACAATGGCAGATTATTCCCACTTCTTTTGGAAGCATTACAGATTACTGAATGGCATATCAAATTAGCACCACATGAGGAAGAAGATGAAATTATGATGATGCGTAAGGATGAGATGATGATTCGTAACATGATGCAGATGAAGCAAGCAGGGTTTGAGGCGACCATGCGTGATGATACAAGTGCAGGTATCCAATTCGATTACAAAGAAGCACCACCTGCACCACCTGCACCACCACCTAATGCAGCACCCGCACCCGCAGGGGGCGCAGGGGGCGCACCTGTCCAAACAAGTGATTGGAATATGCCTCCGACCATGGATGATATTCTCAAAAGAACTGTAATGGATTCAAATCGTGGCGATAGTGGCCCTGTGCCTGAATCAGTAAGGACTACTATGGGAACAGAGTTACCGCCTCTTAGACGGCTTGGGCTTAACGCTCAACTTGCTTTGAATCGTAGAGGGGCAGGTCAATCACCAGATCATGTGAAGCGTCATACAGGCGCACCTAAGCAAGCAGGTAGCCTTGGAGATGACCGTGATTTTCGCTCACCCGAAGAAGTAAATGCGGATAGCAAGATTAGGGACTTAGATGACCGTCTTGGGATAGATTGAAGGGGAATGCTCAATAAGAGGGAATGTATCGGATAGGTTGATTGGCATGACGGACAGTTTCATGGATTTTGGAATCTTAGCAAAAATGGATCCTATGGCGAGAAGGGCGCAAGCAAGTATTGAAGCAATGCACTCGGCTATTACCCACAATAATTTAGATGATGTTGCAAAGCACATTGAAGAAGCAAAAAATGCGCTTGCTGTGCTTGAACGAGATATGAATCTAGCAAAGTCATTTGAAAATGCTGCATTGAAAAAGAGTGAAGAAGTAGTCATTCAAGGTGAAGGATTACCAATGGGTAACATTTCACAACACAATCAAACATCAAGCGATTATGACGGCACAGAAGGGGCAGTAGTTCTCGGTGTATCTCGGTATGGTCGCAGAAATGTATGGCGACCACAATCCGAGTGATTAAGATGTATAGAGGAAACCCATCAATAGCAGACCGCATGAGGGTCTTGGATTTCAAGGCTTCATTATTGCGTAAGCAAGATGGTGAAGAAGGTCAAACAGGAACTGCTGCTATGCCAGCAGGTGTAAGCCCTCCAATCGAATCACCACCTGCACCACCAATGGGCGGTGCTGAACCATCACCAGATGATATGATGGCAGCACAAAATGCCCAAGTATATGGTTCAAATGAAGAAGCATTAGCAGACGCACACTCAAGGCTTACAGACATTGCAGTTGATTTAACCAATCATCTTGGCACAATTGATATGCAAGCCACTATGGATAATTTGCAAATGGATTTGCCTGATAGATTCGGAGAACACATCACAGAATTGAGAAACCGTGTTGAAGGACTTTGTAAAATTATCAAAGTAATTCGTAGTCAAAACCCCGAAATGGTAGGCCATGGCGCACCGGGTGCAGATATGGGTATGGATCCCATGATGGCATCACAAGGTGAAATGCCACCACAAAATATGCCAGCACCGGGGCCAGCAGGTATGCCACCGGGCGGAATGCCAATGCCCGGCCCAATGATGGGAGGTATGTGATATGAGTGAGGAAATCGGAGAAGCCACAGCAGATTTGCTAAAAGAGATGGTTGAAGAGATTCGCACTCTGCGTAAGCGTGTCGAGCAACTAGAATCAAACAACAATTCACTTATCAAAGCCGTTGATGACCCTGAAACCATGATGAAGAAGGCAGGGTGGCTCAAGGCTATTACACCATTAGCAGAAGAAGCATATGACCCACTAAACAGATCTGGTAACGATGAGCAATTATTCGGATTCAATCAAGATATCATCAGTAAAAGTCGTGATGAGGAATTAAGAGAATGGCAACAGATGGAGGAAGCAATTCCAACACCATCTTCACCATCAGGAAAAACATACAGGTGATTACAATGCAACCAAGATGGAAAGACCCTATGGATACGCCAGAAGGCGAATTATTGGCAATAGTCAAAGAACTTGAGAAGAATATCGGATGTTCAGATTATTCTGACCATGGTGCAGAAACAGCAGATTACAAATCTGACCGTGGACAGAAAGCACCACCAGAATTACCTAAGTCCAAAAAGCAGAAGCATAACAAACCAAAGAAGGGTGAAGATGATAAAATGGGTTCTACTTGTAAAACCACAGAGTTCCTTCGTGAAAAAGGAATTGTAGTCAAATACGAGCAAGAGCCAAGTGTCGAGAACTCCGTTCCAACATTTATGGATCATAGTGGAGGCACAGCAGTTGAAGCAATCAATTATCACACTAATCAAACAATTCCAGATTGGAATGATGTGAATACCAAAAAGACCTTCATCACAGAAAAGGCAAAAATCCCATCAGTATCGCAAACAGGATATGATGAAAAGGGTAGTAGTTTGCATATGCACTTGAATGATAAAGGCGGAACTTATCAATGGAATGCCCCAATTACAGATGCAATGATGCAATTGAAGAAGGCGGGTGGATATGGCAACCCCGGATTGGTTGAGGAAATCGCTTCGGAATTAGAAGTGTTGATGGGTCGCCTCTCGTAAGGGGTGAACACATGGACAGAGCAGAGTTTATCAGAATAAGAACCGATACGGCTCTGTCTTTCATCACAAACCAAGAGATTCGTGATGATTTCGTTAAGGCCGTAGCACTATACTACGATGATTATACCAAATTAGAAAAAGAGGATGCTGCACTAATGGCGGGGATGGTTGCCCCTCCTAAACAGTATAAGATGCGAGATTTGAATCGCCCTAACCCACTTGCCAATATCAAATTACCAAATGATATGTCCTATATTCCAAATAGGAGATTTACCACAAGTTATGCACAAGATTGGCCGCAAGCACATGACGACAACCCGTTTGGGGATAGGCATCCGTTATCATGGGAATTGCCTTCATGCCCATTATTACATGGGGCGCAATGGGGCGACCCACACTTTGTTGATCACTTGATGCACTTAATTGAAGAAGATGAAGATGGACAGAGTATTATTCATCAGATGCACGAAAATGAGCGAATGGGTCTTATTCCACGAGATATGGAAGAGTTTGTTGGCCGACCTGCTGAAACACTCAAAGATTTGTATGTAGCAGATCGTAGTCGGCATGAGTTCCTTTCTCAAGAGGAATATGAAGATTTGAAGCGTGAGCAATGGAACGGGCGCACTTCTCGTTTAGGTTTGCTTTCATATTTATTCGGAACAGAATGGCAAACACCAGAGCAAACAGATGCTTTCATGGGCGCATTGCGAAAATTAGGCGGAACAGAAAGGCATGATAGCCCCGAAGCAAAGAAAATTATGAATGATTTCAAGGCAGCAACAGGAATGTCTTGGGAGAGAGCAAAGCGTAATTGGTATGAGCGTATGATTCCAATGGCTCGATGGTGGGCAAGACCACAACATAGGCATGGCCCCGTTTCTAGTCCTAATGAGGATGATAGCCTTGCACATCTAAAATCACCTTGGGTAAAGGGATGGATGAAAGATGCAGAACCCGGAACACTATTACCTTCATTTTCACATCATTGGTGGCAACCGTTCCAACATTGGGGTGGTGTGGGTAGAGATATCAAATCATTTGTTCATTTGATGCGTGACTCTTATCCAGAAGCATTTAGTGGTTGGTTGGGAGATAAATTACTTGGAACGCTAGAACATGAAGAACACCCTATCAATGATCCAGAAGATGGATATCATAGTAGTGGTTCATCATTCTTCCCTGTATCAGCAAACGATGAAACAATGGCAGAGCATCCTCACAGATTTGCGGTGAAAACAGGGTGGGAAGCAGGTTCGGAACATCCACGAGTTAGAACAATCAATGCTCGCAGAGGAACATGGAACGCAATCGCAAACCATCACCATCTTCACCCTGCTGAAATCGGTGGTCAAGGTGGTCGTATGAGTGTTCCATCTGAAGCATTGCGTCAAGAGCCAATCGGCAACATCGTGCAAATGCACTCTGATATGGGTCAGCCACGAATGGGCAGATTCCAAGAACGCCATCCCGGTGATGAAGAGTATTGGGCGTATCACAATCCACATTATGAAGCATCAGATCTCAATCAAGGAAGAATGATGCAAGAGATGGCTCTCAAGTTAATGGAACAACATCCAGAGTTATTCAGCACAAAACCCGGAGATATCCGTGGACTTTCGATTGCTCGTGGTAATATCCAACAATTAGCACAGGCAGCAAATTACCATTTAATGAGGGGTGAAAACCCTTACACTACACAAGCACCAATGCCAACGGCAGGTGGTTATGCACCACAAGAAGTGCAATTAGGTGCGGTTCATCCCTTATCACAGGCTACCCATCCCGCTATTCATTTACCGGGCAATCTTGATGCTTGGGGGCATAAAATGCCAGCAACACTTGCTTGGAAATGGGATAGACCGAGTAAAAGCATCAAGTTTGAAGTCAAAGATAAGCCGTTTGAAACATTACAGACCACAGTTCACGAAGATCATGTAAATCTAATCAATCCATCCATTCTAAACCATCCAATGCAACCTAAGCAAGAGGATGTTCCAGCACTATTCACTCAAAACGAACAGGGTCTTTCACCCATCGTTAGTGGTGATTTGCACAAATCCGATGATGATTATGAGGCAACAGGGGTATTCAAGACCGTTATCAATCCAGCACATACTATCTATGATATCGGCTCTGTTGATGATCTCAAAGGATTTACAGGTAATTGGGTAGTTCAAAGCCGACCCGAAGGTAAGAGGGTTATCGTAGCAAAGAGTGGTAGCCATATATCAGCGCATAATGGCAAAGGACAGGATGTATCACTACCAAAACAAGTCAAAGAAGGATTGCGAAAGCAATCTGGTGATTGCACCTTTGATGGTGTATTGAAAGATAATCACTATCGAGCAATTGATTTGTTGGTGCATAAAGGTGAAGATATCCATATGGATCCATTAGAAGATAGATTGGCAATTCTCCGCACACTTTACGAAACCGATGAAGGTATATCTTTCCCAATGCCGAAAGATTGCAAGTTCACAGACCGTGATGGTTTGATGAAGAATATCGAAGCAATAGGTGGCGAAGTATGGCTTAGAGATGCCACTTCAACATTTATGAAAGGTAAAGAATCACACCATAAGTGGGTATTGTATGCACCAAATGGTGATATTACCAAGAGTGCATTACCCTATGTATCTCGTGTTAATGGTAACATTGTATTGGAATATCCAGAATTGCCTCCATTGGTTGTAAAGGCAGAATGGGATGGTAATGGATTAGATCTAGACATAGAAGATGAAAGTCCTTTGGCGATTCATGCTGAAAGGCAGGTAAGCCTGTGGGGGCCTGTCGCAGCACACCTATACAAGTATGATATCCGTGAAATTACCCCTTATCCACCCTATATTGAGAGTGAATCTTCACTAATTTTTACCCGTTCTATGCTAGAACCAACGGGTGAATTGAAGCCAAACGATACAATTCTAGTCAATGCAAGACAACATATCAAAGAGAGTGATAAGTCATTCACTACGGATGACCTTCTTGCAGCAGTAAATGGATTAACCGAAGATTTGCTAAATGAAAGGGGTGCAGAATACGGTATTGAGCGCACAGATTTGGGTGAATGGACTGTAAATGAGGCAATTGACCACGAAATACAGGAAAAACAAGGAATGAACATGGCTCGTGTATCTGGTAGTATGACCGGGGGCGGTTGGTCTGGTGAAATGGATATGCTAACTGCACCAAGAGGGCCAACAGAATTGGTTGATGAAGAAGCGACACCTATGTTTGATCCATTCCAACAAGAGGATGGACAAGAGATTCCACAACCCCTCCACATTTCGTTGCAAACCACAGATGGGGTTGGAGAAGAAGTCGAAGGAGAATTAGATGTTCAACAGGGTGATGCAAAATTGAGTTATCCCCGTAAAACGATGCGGGAACAGCGAAAAGAAGCAGAAATTAGCGTTCCTATGGAAGAAGAAGAACCCCCTGAAATACCACCACCTATGCCCGACCCTGCCCAAACGGGTTAAATACCATAACATGAGTTGGAGTGATTCAATGGCAAGCGCAACATGGTCAGCAACGGGTTCAGAGTTCATTCTGAAAGCCGATGTTAATGGCGACCTAGTTATTGCTGGCTATGCCTCCGTTGATATGGTGGACAAACAGGGCGACAGAATCCCTGTTTCAGCACTAAAGAAGGCATTTAGTGGGTTTATGGCGAACCCATCTTACCGTAATGTGCAACTAGCACATAGCGGTATTCAGGTTGGAGAAGTTCTCCCTTCCTATACAGATAGTGAAGGCAGGGTTTGGAAATCCACCGTTGATGATCACGGCCTGTTTGTCGTCTGCCGTATTCGTGACGACATTGAGAAGGCTCGTGAAGTCCAAAAGCAAGTTCGCTCTGGCGAATTGCGAGCATTTTCCATAGGGGGCCAAGCCCTTTTCCGTGTGTCCAAGACCACAGAAGAACATGGCTCTCACCGTGAAATCACGGATATGGAATTGCATGAAATTACTTTGTGCAAGAAGGGGATTAACCCAGAAAGCACATACACCCTATTGAAAATGGATGATGATAACATGAGCGCAGAAACAACTGAAACATTGACTGAAATACGAGATGCCTTGAGCCGAATTAACAAGCACATGGCTAATGAGAACGCAGAAGCACCAGCAGCACCGCCTGTGATGCAGAAACAAGAGGAACAAGCAGCAATTGCATACATTGATTCTCTTGAGAAGTTTGCACACCAGCAAGGTGTCGATCTAGATGGACTAAGAGGCCACTTTGGTCTTGGAAAGGCATACATGGTTGGCGTTGATGGTTCTCACGGATACACTCACCGTGGACAAGGTGATTTGATTGGTAGTGGAGAAGATGCAACACTAGCATCTGCACCTAGCCTTCCAAACGCTAAGTCCAACAAATATGTAATCAAGCAGCCAAAGCAGATGGCAATGAACCCGGCTAAGGGTAACAGGCAAGTCATCAAGCAAGGTCTTGACCTATCTCCACAATCCCTTGAGCGTGGATATGCAGCATACTCTGCAATTCGTGATGAAGAAGCAGTAAAAGCACTTGTTGAGAAAGAATGGCATGACCGCTATGAAGCAGAAACCAACCGAGCGTTGGAGATTCAGAAGCAGAATGATCACGGTTCTCAAATTGCAGCATTGAAGGCTGAAATTGAATCCCTGCGAAACACTAACGCAGAGATTCAGAAGTCAGCAGCACCTATTCCCTCCACATCCGACATTCGTGTTCCAACACACGAAGAGTTTGCAGCCCTTGGTGATGGTATCGAAGGCTGGAGAGCATTGGAAGAACTAGGCCAAAGAGCCTTGTTTGGGGGCAACTGAATTAAGGAGATGATGATATGAGTGGAAGCACAGGATATATTCGCACAATTGAAGATATGGAACGCCTTTACTATGGGGCTGGAACAGGACAGAACGCATGGGCATACTCTGGAACTGATTTGCTCAAGGCAGACAGTCCATTGATGAGCAGCACCACAGGAACTTACCAAGCGATCTTTGGTCGTAAGGTTTGGTCACAGTTGAACCAAGAGTTCAATGCCTTCTCTATCTTGCCTAAGAAGCCATGGGAGAAGAGTGGATGGCGTGTAACCACAGCAAAGCCTGACTTTACGAAAGGTGGCGGTGTTGGTGAGAACGCAACTCTACCAGAGACCACCAAGCCAACATTTGCTCATGTAAGCACCAAGCCACGAACTGTGGCTCACACATTCGATCTGTCTGAAACAGCAATGTTCCTTGCAGACAAGGATGATGGTCTTGGTGATGCTCGTGCAGTTATGAAGATGGAAATGGCAAAACACCACACAGAACACATCAATCAGATGCTTTTGACTGATGTTGATACTGTATCTGGTAACAACTTCAACTCACTTGACCGTATTACTTCAAGTGCATTCGTTGAAACAGCAACTAACTTCGTTTCTGATGCAACAGACCACGATATCTACAACTTGACTCGTGCTGCTGGCACAGCAACAAATTGGTATGATGGTAATGTTGATGCAGGTGCAGCAGGTGCAGATCGCCCTCTAACTCTCAACATTCTTGACGGTATGTTCAAGAGCGTATGGGAAGATGGTGGTCAGCCTAAAGTCATTCTAACAGGCTATGATACACTAGAAACCATTCAGCAACTATTGCAGCCACAACAACGCTTCGTAGAGATGAAGAGAGTTGTTCCGGGTGTAAATGGTGTAAAGGGTGTTCCGGGTATCCAAGGTGGATTCATGGTTGCAACTTACAACGGTGTGCCAATCATCCCATCCAAAGATGTAGTCAAAGACGGAAGCAGCCGTATGTATTTCCTCGACACAGATTACAGTTGGTTCACAACAGCAAAGCCAACCCTATATCACGAGTCAGGTATTGAAACAGGAGACCCATTCGGAATTAACCGTCTAGGTCAAATGGGTATGTTCCACACAATGGGTGAATTGATCTGCACTTTCTTCAAAGCAAGCGGAAAGATTCGGGACTTGAGTTGAGGTTAAATAGGAGAATTATAACAGGTGATTACAATGGTAGCGAACACGAACATAACAGCCGGAGACAGCGCAGTAGTATTGGACAACAGAATGTGGGCAGGGTCTGACCCTAACAGCACCGCATGGATTAGTGGCACAGCAGAGGGTGCATTGCATCTTCTAATTGTGGATCTAAAACAGGCAGCAACAGTATCCACAGTATTCTCACTAGATTCAGGTGAAATCGCAGGTATTTCAGGAACTAAGGTAGTAGCACTTCTAGGTGCAACCAACCCCGGTGCCTCACCTGCGGCAGCAACTGATTACACCATCTCTGGTGGCACAGTTACTTGGACAGCAGCAACAGCCGATGTTGTTAGATTGAGCCTTCTATATGTTTGAGGGGGTTGCTAGATGGCAACCGTCACTTACAAGGGCGATAGGTCTTATGTTGAATACACATCAAGCATTGATGGTGTAACCTATGGTTGGACTCGACAACGAAGAGTTGAGAACATTCCAGAGGATCTTGCCGCAAAGTTCAGAGCAGACAAATCCAATTATTGGCTTGTTGAAGATGATTCCGTTTCTAAGACAGAAGCAATGAAAGAAGTCATTGAAGCACCTGTGGTTGAAGAAGTCGTAGTCGAAGAACCTGTGGTTGAAGAAGCACCTGTTGAAGAAGCACCTGTTGAAGAAGCAGAGGCAGAAGATGCAGAACCATTTGACCCTAATTGGACTCGTGGTGAGATGATCAAGTGGTTCTCGGCTCGTGGCATTACCACACCAAGAACTGCAACTAAAGCATCTCTAACCGCAAGGGCAGAGGCACTATTGAACCCTGCTGCCGAAGGTAGCGAGGGTGATGAGTGATGAGTCAAGACGCAGCCAAAGCAGGTTTTCGCATTCTAAAGATGGGTGCAATCCGGCCGGGAGATGAGTTCCGTTCACCGGGTCGTCTGTATCAAGGCAGAGGGGATGCACCCGAATGTGCTTTCTGTGGCAGAGATGCCTATGAAACCGAATTAGAATCGTTTGACGGTGGTGGCGTTCACTTCTTTTTCTGCTTAGATTGTGAACAAGAAGCAGCATACGAAGGACTGTCTGCTTGCAGAAGCCAACTTGACTCACACATTACAGGTGATCAATGGGAGGATGGCAAGAAATGGCAGGTATAGTCAGTCATACTATTGATGATGGTGCAGGGCGTTATGGCTCACGCACTCGTGTTAATCGAATCGTCTATGAGTGGGAAACCGCAGATTTAGATGGAGGGATAATTGCCCCTGCTCTAATTCAAATGAATGGAGAGATTCATACAATCTGGCTTGATGTAAGTGGTAGTAAATTATCTTCAAACACAAATGGTGATACCGTTCATGGGTCTTTTGGCATAAGTTGTGGAGATTATACATCAGTTTCTGGCGGAGAGAACTTTTACTGCTCTATTATTTCAGCACTTGATTTCACCAACAAAGGGAACATCGTGTATAGATTCCAAACCAATGAAGGGGCAGCAATGGGAACAATGGAACACGCTTTGAGTGTTCAGCCCGGATTAAGCGCACATGGCACAACCCCTGCTGCGCCAAAGGTGCTAAACACAGCAGGGACAGCAACAGCAATCGCCAAGAATCAGCCATGGACAGGTAGAGTTTGTGGCACAGTTAAGTTCACTTTATCCATAGATCCCGGGGCGGGTGTCCAATGGGCAGCAGACACAGATAAAATTAGGCTAACCATATTGTATTCATAGACAAGGTTAAAGAGGAAAACAGGCACAGAGAGGATGAGCGACATGGCACTTACACTAGCGCAGACCAAGAGAAACAATGTAACAGGCACAAAAGTCACGAGTTATGTGACTGTAACCTTCGATTCTTCATACCCAACAGGTGGAGAATCGTTTGATGCAACTTCTTATGTGAAAACACCCGATGAAGTCCGTGTGACTAACGATTCTGCTCTAGGATATGTTGTCCGATATGATGCAACAAACAAGAAATTGAAAGTGTTTGAAGTAGCAGCATCTGACCAAACACCAACTGCCGATATTGCGGCAGCACCACTTGCAGAAGTCGCAGACACGACAAACCTATCCACACTTTCTGTGGATTTGATTATTTCTGGTGGCAGGGCTTGAGGTAGTTGCCTTACGGGGTGACTCCAAATGGCTCGGATGAAAGTTGAAACATTGGATTTCCAAGAGTCATACGACATTCAACGCAGACGCAAGGTTCGCATGGCGGAGATCGCCAATGCTCGTCAATCTTCAATTGCAGAAGATGACTCACCGTTTTCTAGTGAAAATATGAAACACGCTACTACGAAGCGGGTTCAAATCAAAAAGAAGGAACGCAGAGATATACAGAACATTGGTTCTGGAACTCGTTGCCTTTCATGTGGTGCGTTACACTTCTGTTGGACTCCAAAGTGTGGTGTTTGTGGTGATACTATGCACTACAACCTTGGATCTCACATTAGGGGTGGCAGATAATGCCACGAACCTATTCGCCCGGACATAGGCCAGATGCGCCACTATACCCAGATGAATTGGTCTATACAACCGCAGCAAAAGTGGCGGAATATCTTCAATTGCCTTTACCAGACCCTGTGGCTTTAGCAGGGAATAGCACCATTGATGGTTCTGATATCAAGTTTCCAATTACCGGGGCGGATTTCCGCAGATGGGGTTTTGAGGCAACAGACACTATTCTCGTCTATGACGATGCTGACGCTATTGGTAAGACATATACCATTACTTCAACCGCTTCGGTGGGGTCAGACGGGCAAATCTATCTCATTGCAGCAAAAGAAGGCGCAGAGTCGTTCACTACTGCAAATAACGCATATCTTCAACACCAATCCGCATTTACCAATAGCAAAGAGCGTGGTGTAAAAAAGAGCCATGTGGAGGATTTAATCAAAATCCGTCAAGATTATGTTGATACTGTAACTCGACACGCATGGCGACCACGCCTTGTAGCAGAAGAATATGTGAACTTCACTACATTCAAGCCATTCCGAAGGAGATACTACACCGACTATGTTGGTGCAGTATTCTTGAAACATGGTGCGGTTCAGCGTATTCTCAAAATGGGTGCGTGGCAAGGTGATTACTACCGTGAAATGGCTGCCGCAAGAGCAGCGATTAGGGTTGCTGATCATACGGCACTAAGTGGAGAGGCAATCTATCTATGCCCCGGTGCTAACGGTGTTGCCACACTTACAGAAGGAAATGATGCTCAAACAAAGTGGAGGTCAGAGTTTGACCACAAATCCACCGCAGAAAATATCGCAGCACTAATCAATCAAGATCCAGATTTTAACAAATCTGCCATTCAAATCGGCTCATTGACCGTTGAAACATCATCATCGGCATCTGCGGTTTTGAATGTAAATCACGAGTTCATGGCTCTTGGCAATAGTGATGCAGGTGATGGTGTTATTGAGATTTCATCTATGCGAAGCACAGAGGGAGGGCAGAACGCCTCCATAGCAGTTTCACATAGTGGTGGACTCACATATGTGGGTAATTTGCATACCATGGTAGAAACAACCGTTACAGGCACGACAGGGACACCTGTGACTTCCTTTACGGTTGCTGACGGCTCTGCCTTCGTAAATGGGCATGGATTGGTGTATATTGAGAATGGAACATCCAATCGAATAGCCTTGTGTAGTCGTAATGGTAATACATTCACCGTTGTATCGGATCTAGCAAACGACTTTGATAACAATGTATCTGGTGCTACACTAAAGCAAGTTCGATTCTTATGCGATATTGATGATGAGGAAAGGCAAAAATCGTGGTGGTCAATTGAGGAAAACGGCCAGATATTATTCAACAATGAATACCCATTCTTTGAGAACCATTCACTTAGAATGTCTTACATTTATGGTGAAAGGTATGTGGATAAAAATATCATTGATGCTTGCACCAAATTAGTGGTCATGGATATCATAATGTCCGATGATTATTCGGTGTTATTCCCCGAAGGAACACAAAATGTTGATTTAGCATCCAAACATCAGAAGTTAGAAGCGGAGGTCGCAAAGTTGCTAGTTCCGTTCCAAGAGAGCATTATTGTAGCAGGTATGGGAGGTTAGAATTATGGTTGAGAAAGCACCACAAAGGCAACAATTACCATCAGGTAAAATCATAGATCATTGTAGCGATTGCGACAAATATGGTGTTATTTGGTCTGGCTCTCAAAGTCAAGGGCAGTTTTGCCGTGATTGTGATGGCAAAAAGAAGGCTACAAAGGCAGGTATTGATGCAATGAGGGGAGGCGGAAATGGCGGATCTTCCTGAAATGCAGAAGTATTTGGAAAAGCGAGCCAAAGTGCTTCAACAATACAAAGAAGCGGTAGCAAAAGCGAGTGCTGAACCTGCTCATCTTGAGGCTATGCTCATTAAAGAGAAAGAGATGGCCGAAGCAGACGATATGCCTCTAAATGATGAAGAATTGGCCGCAACAATGGAAGCACATAAAGCAAATAGTCCATTCGCCTTAGATGTAGCGGAAGCGCAAGCGAAGTATTTAGCGGTGGTGATTGAATGACGGACTCTATCAAACATATTGTGGATTTGCTTGATTCGCAATGGAATAAGTCACCAAAACCGTCTATTTTGGACATTGCTAATTTGGATGCTGGCGAAGGCAAGCGCACTAGATTGCAAGATCACGATATTATCCGTGTGTTTGAAACAGCACACAATGAAGCACAACCAGAACTCCTTTTCGATTATGTGAATATCCATGTAAATCTCACCATAGACATTAGAACAGTCAAAGGCAGAGATAGATTGGGTGTCCTTCGTGATGAAGTGCGGAGGATACTTCACAAATATCGAAAAGGTGACGGTGTTAATTTCGACAGGGTAATCTTCAAGACCCGAACCGACTTGTCTGACCGTAGCAAGAGGCTATTCCGCTACACAATGCAAGCCGAGGTCGTATTATTCGCACAACCATTAGAAGCAGTATGAGGGAAAAAATATGGCAATAAATCAAGTGTTCAAGGGAGATTTAGCAGAAGTTTCCTTGGGTAAGGAAACAGGGCTAATCGGCCACGCAACAGGATCATGGGTGGATGGAACAACGACTACCGATGGATGGAAAACGGTGAAAGTTGGGCCAACCGCAAATACATCTACTATTCATGTAGGTGAAGGAATGTATTGGGTAGATACTTCTGGTAATATGCTCGTGCCAAAGAATATGCTTGTAGGCGCAACCCTCCGCTTTACAGACGCATCAGGCAATCACCAAAATGACCACTATCCAACAACAAAGCGTTCTTACACAATCACAGCAAATGATGCTGATACAATTACAATTCAACCAAGATTGGCTTCGGCTGATAACCCCGGAACTGCTGATGCCTTTTTCACTATTTTTGGACTTCGTGTTCCGACATTTGATTCGGCTATGACCGCAACATCAGATGAAAGAGTCAAAACAGACCAATTCTTAGGTCTATTGAACTCATTTACATTACCAGAGCCAGAATTGGATGTTAGAAAACAACACATTGTCGGCATGGGTCGTGATGTGAATGTCTTGACCACAGGCAAGGAAACCCTTGCAGGTGGTGCTTATGATCTCAATGCTCACTCACTTCGATTCTTGAAATATGGTCTTGGTGGTCATACTGCTAAGAGTATGGGTGAGTATGCTAATGTGGCAAGTGCAAACACAATCGTGGGTGCTTTACCACTTAACTTGAAAACGACAATGACCAAATCACTTGCAGCACAAGAGTTTGGCACATCCACAGTTGATGCCACCATTACGGCAACATCTGGAACAACCGTTTCTGGGCTTGGTAGCACAGTTGGCTCTGATGTATTGATTGGTGCATTGAGCGTTGCTGATACAGGAACGGATATTACAACCACAGATCAAACAAATACAGTATTTGATGTAGTAACAGCAGGTGGTATATTCAAGGTTCTTTCAGCCGATGGTGTGCCATTACTTGGACACTACACAACCTATGGTGGTGCAGCAGTTCTTGGAGGTTGCACAGATATTGATTCTGGTGCATTAGCAAGAGCGCAAACCGTGGATATCCCGATCTATGTTCTCGTCACACCCGCAGCAAACATTACCGCAGGTGATTTGAGAATCAATCTTGGTGCAACAACCGCAGCCAAGTTCAGCGCAGGTGATTACATTCAAATCTTCGACAAAGACACAGTTCAGATTCCCGGTGCAGATGTTACCGCACCGACATTAAACAAGCATGAAATCCGCAGAGTTCTTGCAGTTGGTAGTTCAGATGGTGCTGATGCAGAGTATGTGTATGTGGAAGAACCATTCCTATTCGGACACACCGCTACTTCATGTGGTGTTGAAAGGCTACAATACACATGGGATAGTGCAAATAGTGTGGCATGGGAAAGAGGATCCCCTGCTATCATTAGTGGAACAAATGAATTGAAGTATGGTGTTGAGCATAACTTCTTTGGCTACTCATATCTACCAACCTTCTCACTAGAGCAATCATTCCGTCAAACAGACATTACACCGGGTGCAGAGCAGTTGCTACGAGTATTCTCTGGTTGTAAGGTCAATGCCTTAACACTAAAGGCAGACAGCGAAGGTGAAGTCAAGATTAGCGGAGATTATGAAGCAGGTCGAATGTTCACCGATACTGAAAGCAAGTTCATCACGCCACACAGGATGTTTGAGAACACAGCAAACAGTCAAGTCAATCGAAGGGTATCTGGTATCGCAGTAGATGGTGAAAAACCGTATCTATTCCAGCATATCAGCATGGAAGCGTTTGGCGCACCATTACTTCGTGCTACGGCAGCAGAGTTCGGTATTACTAACACCAATACGGCTCGTTGGTATATCAAAGGCACAGATGGTGCTTATTCTGATACCGATCAAGTGCAAGAAGGGGCTACACAGTATGCCACAGAGATTACAGAGGCTGCTCGTGAATATACCTTCAAGTTTAGCGCATTGGTTGAAGATAGCCGATGGTTTGATGAATTGCGAAAGAGAAAGCACCACATCAATACCAATGATATCACAATGACCATGATTAAACCCGGTTCTGCTTCAACAAGGCAGAATGCACTCATCACAATCGAAGATTATACTGTAACAAAGGCGGCACATCCAATGCCAGACGATAAGGGGCCTGTTACCGCAGAAGTTGAGTTTGCCGTTAGGCATATCAAAGCAAAAGAAACCAACCCTTACTTCATATTGTGAGTGATTTGTGATGAACGACAGAATGATTATGCTAAAGGCTGGAAACATCGGCTTTGACGCTTTGCGTGTTACACAAGCACGATTTGATTGCTGTGGTGCTATCGTCAAATACCGCACAGGAAAAGAAGCAAAAGATATAGGTGGCTATGGCATGAATTGCCCTTATTGTGACGGTCAGGGTGAGTTTGAGCCTCATAGTTGGAACTTAGATTACGGCCCAGAAATTGAATACGCACATCAACCCGAAGGATACCCTGATATCAACATGGGTCAAATCGAAGATGATATGAGAGATATGTTGGAAAACACGGAAGCAGAGATGGGTGAAGATACATACTACTGTGAACATTGTGGACACGATGAGGCAAGTTATGCTGAATTGAAAGATATAGACCCCGATAGATATCACGAAGAATTGTCCGACAGAATGGGCTATGATCGTGTTGCTTGTCCTATGTGCCAATATGGAGAATATAGCGATTTACAAGACCACGCTCATCAAGTAGATGATAGGTCTGCTGCTCAATGGGCAAAAGAATCTGGTGAATTAAGATACGACCCAGATGCAGAGATTACAGCAGAGCGAATTATGTATGGGCAAGGAGATATTGATAATCCATTAAGAGGCCGACCAACAAGAGGCCAAATGAGGGCAAGGAAACGACTTAGAGATTTGCCAGCAATGGGATACGATTCTCTAGGAGAAGTGCCGTATGGTAAGGAACTAGAGGATGCAGTAGAGATGTATAACCGAAAATACGGCCCTTCATCTTTGGATCAACCGCTTTTCACACAAGAAGGACACCGAGCAGGTATGCAAAGATTGGCTGGCCCAACGATGCCAGAATTGCGAGTTCCACGATATGATAGGGATAAAGATCGGCTATTGCAAGGCGGATATTAAACAAAACGATTAAAGAATAGGTATGATAGGGGTGATATGAATGGTAAGGCTAACAGGGTATGTTGAAATCGCTGGAAGGCGTGAATTGCTAGATTGGACAATTGCAGATGGGCGCATTATTGAAGGCGCAGGTTTGAGTTCACATGGCATCACGATCAAGGTAGATGAAGCACCTGTTGCACCTTCTCCAACCCCGACACCAGAAGCACCTGCGGAGGAAACACCTGCACCTGCACCTGTTGAACCAAAATCCTTTGAGGATATGAACAAAACAGAATTGCAAGTCGAGTGTAGCACTCGTGGACTACCAACAACAGGCACAAAAGCCGACTTGTTGGCTCGCCTAACGGCAGGTGAAGCGGAAGGAGAGGCAGAAGCCGAGCCATCCACAGAAGGTGACGGAAATGGCGGAGAAAGCGACAGCGAGTGATTTAACGGTAAGTAGTGATTCAGAAAAACACACGATTGAAACCCCGGTGGGTGAATTGAGTGTATGGGTGAAAGACCTGTCTTGGATAGAGCGTCAAGAGGCTCTAAGCCAATTCGTATCTCTTGGATCTGACGGGGATGGCAACATGACCCCTAACATTGACTTTGGTGGTTATTGGAGATTCGTGTTTAAGCGTTGTATTACCAAGACGGATCCAGATTTGACTCTAGAACAACTATTGGCATTGAAGCCAGAGGTTGGTGTTGAAGTTCAGAAGTTATTGCCTTCGTTTGATTCGTTGATGGCCGGGATGCAAGGTGGTATTACCGGCCCTTTGGCATAACCCTTGACGATATCAGAGCGTTCATCACCTATGAAGGAGAGGGGGAACTACCAATTCCCTATGATAAGACCATAGTGTTGGGAACATCAATTGTTACATTCTTTTTGGGTCACTTCTTCAAATGCCCCCCTCATTCTTGGGATAATCAACCCCCTGAAAGGGTGGTTTTGGATTACCTTATGATGACGGTATATCAAGAGCAACAGGCCGAAATGATGGACAAATTGAAGCGTGAGCAGAACTTGGGTGCTACAAAGGGGAGACAAGTTCGCACGACAAGTGATGCTGATTTCTTTGATAAAATGAATGCGAGGCTGAAAGAAGATGGGTGATTCCAAAACAATTGCAGGGATGGATTATCAGTTCGCTGAACACATCAAGACCCTTGAAAAGTATGGTGATACCCTCAATCTTATCCCAGATAAGCATCGAATGATGATGAAGTTTCTGGGGCCAATGTATGATCAATACATCAAGTTGAACTTTTCCCTTGAAAGCGTCAAAAAAGCATTTGGTGGCATGGGTAAAGATGGCACAAAGGCTACGGAGGATGTAGCCAAAGGTGCTGCTAAGACCGATAAAACGCTTGGTGGGATGGTTAAGAGTGTTGGTTTGCTTGGAATGACTTTCGGCCCCCTTGTAGCCGTTCTTGGTGCTACAAAGGGGTTATTTTCGGGTATTATTGTGACTATGTTACCTATGATTGGTATCGTTTTTGGTGTTATGGCAGCAGTTATGCTACTTGTTGCTGTATTCGACCAAGGGGGTGGCTCGTTACGGGCATGGCTTGAAGATCTGCCGTTGATAGGTGATGCCTTTGGCGTGGTTCAAGCAGGTGTGGATAAAGCCAAAGGTGCGTTGAGTGCTATTGATTGGGGTGGTGCTAAATCTTCAATAGGTGGTATAGCAACAACCGCAGGTGAAGCATTTGGGCCAACATGGGATGCTTTAGTGGGTGGTTTAGGTGATACAGTCCAAGCACAAATGGATAGAATTACAGGACTTTGGGAAACCCTCAAGGCAAATGTATCACTTCCAGAGTTTAACGCAGAAGAGTTCTTTGGTGGTATAGCAGAAGCCATGACTATGGCCGTTGAGATATTCTTTGAGTTGTATAATGCTGTATATGAAGCCATATTCATCTTCCTTGAAGCGGTCATTGAAGCAGGTATTGTTCAAGCATTCATTGACGGATGGATTGCTATCTATGAAGGATTTATGATGGGATGGGATCTCATTATGGGTGCATTTGGTGATGGCGGCACAACCGTAAGTGATATCATCTCATTTGTGGTTGATTTGTGGACTATGCTAATTGACTTCTTGGTTAGTTCTGGTGTATTCGGATTTATTGCCGAATTGATGCGTTTTGTTGGTGAATTGATTGGATTTATTATTGTGGTAGTTGCAGCAATCATATCTTTAATTATCAAGTTTGTATCATGGGCTTGGCCGTATGTTAAGCCATATTATCAGATGTTACTCAATGCTATTGGTTTTGTTGTTACCTATGTGATGATGGTTGTCCGTATATTCATCGGTATTGTCCGTATTGTTATGGCTCTTTTAACAGGAAACACAGAGAAAGCAGGTAAAATCTTCTCTGGACTCAAGGATATGATCATTGGCTCATTCCAAGCCATGTGGAATTACGCTAAAGGCTTCATCAATGGCTTCATCAATCTAGTTTGGCCGCTATTTGAGTTAATCAACAAGGGTATTCGATTGGCATCTAAGGTTCCGGGTCTTGGTTGGGTCAAGAAGTTGGAAATGAAGAAGCCACAATTCGCTAAAGGTGGTATCGCATCTGGGCCAGAAACAGGATATACTGCTGAATTACACGGAACAGAGGCTATTGTGCCTCTGCCTGATGGCCGTAGCATACCTGTAACCATGAAAGCAATGGGAGGCGGTATGGGTGGAGACACCAATATCACTATCAATGTAAATGGTGTGAGTGGAGATGGTCGGAAGTTAGCAAGGCAGATATCGGAAGAAGTCGCCAGAGCATTCCGTTCTAGATCTCGTGGAAGCGGTATATCAAGGGGGTTATGATAAATGCCAATGATACAATTGATTCGGAGAGATGGTGATATCATTGAGTTGGAGGCGACCAATGTTGCCTTTAGCGTCACGAGAAGCGTTGCAGTATGGGCTATCCCTGTGTTTGGTGTTAGGGCAGGGTTTGATACCAATGCTAATTTATTTTCTGTTACAGTATCAGGTATTTTAACAGATGATACGAATGTTAGTGGCTCAAATGGGGCTACTGCTCACATTGACCTTTCTCGTGCCACCAATGTGTCTAATTCATGGTTTGCTCAACAGGATGCTATTGGAAATAACACAATTGCTAAAGTGGTTACGGCACTTCACGGCAAAAGAATTACATTTAGTTCAGCAGGGCAAATAGATGCAGGTTTGGGTGAGGATATCACCCTTCAATTCTATTCATCTGGTGTAGTTCCAGCAGCAACCGTGGCAACAAATAGCATCATACCTGTGAATCTTACAGGTGCTATACCACATACAGGCTCTATTGCTACGGCCATCAAAACCGCATTTGATGCAGCGAGTGTGAAGGTGAATACTGTGACCGTGGCAAATAGCACGATATTTTCCACATCGTTAAGTGCGGGTTCTGCAAGCACAAGTGCCTCCGATCAAGGATTGTCCTCTGTTACGAGTGAAAAATTGACTTTCACCAATCTCGTAAAATCATCCAACGGCAACACTAGAACCTTGGTATCAGGAGATGCTTCTGTAACAACCCAAGAGTTTGCCTCTCCATTCTTTGTGTCGAACTTCACAGGTGGAGTAACAGGTAGTCGCAAAACAAAGGGCGACAAGGTGCAAGATCTCATCAATATGACTGTGAATGCGTCAGCAGGTGGTGGTATGCTATCACCACAGTCCTTTACAGGTGATTTGATTGAAATGCCTGATTCTTTAGCCAATTTTGATGTGTCTAAATTACTTCGTATTGATCAATCCGATAGTGTATCAAAATACATTGTTGGTATGAGAATACCATACGAGTCATTGATTACAGCCACAGGCGTATCAGAAGAATTGAGGCAATTCATCATCCCTTCTGGCCCCGGAACAGATTATGCTTCACATAAAAACATAGAGCCGTTTGACCCTGTTGATGTAATAGATGGTGAAACAGTTAGGCCAAATCCATTCTTCCGTCAAGGTATCGCCATTCCCGGTGTTGTGCAGACATTTAATCCAGCATATGCCGCAGGTGACTCTGTATGGACATATGAGTTAGGATTCAATGCTTGTGAGCAACTTATCGGGATTTGATACCAATGCCGTTACACTCCTTTCATTCAAAGGCTGTTCGCCTTAATGGTTACACCGATGGTTTGGTTGTGCCGACAGGGGCATATCGAGAAACGGGAGTGGATATGTTTGCTGCGGAACATCCAGAAAAAACAGGTGTTGCCAATTTTGTATCATCCTATGAAAGCAATGAAACGAAAATAGGTCGCTATCACATCCCACAAGAAGGCAACGCTCTAAACAATATGATCGGTGCTTTCACACTTGAAGCATTTATCATTCCAGATATGGGTGGTGTAGTGCTACACAAACCTAATTGTTACACACTAAAGGTGGGTGAAGTGCGCCAAAAGGGATATGCCTCTTTTGATGTTCACACTTTAGATCCAAGTGGAGAAGTTGCTAGTCAGCGTGTAGTATCATCAGTCCAATTCCCCGCAGAAAACCCCTCACACAATCACAAATACGGGGTTACTGCTGATTATTTGCCAGATGATATTTCATTACAATCTCGTGAATTACTCTATGTGAATGCTCAATTTACAGGGAAAAGGATGCGTATTTACATCAATACTGATTTAGTGGCAGATATGGACTTTGGTGGTGAAGAACGGATAGTGAGGTCATTTTCATCGGATGTGTTTATCGGTGGAATGGGCGGAGAGTTTCGTGGTATAATTGAGAGTGTGAGAATCAGCCGTGGAGTAGTTGAACCTATTCTGCGACCATTCACTTCCAATCCCGACACAGCAGGGCTATGGAACTTTGAAGATGAAGTGGATATTCCCGATCTATACTTCTTCAACAATAAAAACCCAAGTCACTCCTATTCGGGGGTTGATGGTGCTGGTGATGGCCTAATGCCATTACCAATGGTTTGCCTTGGTTACGATTTCCGAACATTCCCTAACCCTTCTGGTGCTACTGCGCCCAACACAGACCCCATAACACGACTCGCAGGTAATGGATATGGGTATTTTCGTATTCGTGATTTTTCGGATGCAGATGGTTCTTACAATGGCCCTTCTGCTCTTGAAAAGTTGGCTGCATTTATTCTCAATATACCTGTTAATGAAGTCAAGCAACAACCATGGTATGAAACAGGAATACTCGATTTAGGCCGAATCAATAGGTATGGTGTCTATGGACATGGTATGCACCAATCACCATTAAATGCAGTAATCAATGTATCAGGAACATCACCGATTACAGGGCTAAGGCGTAACCCATTTACTCGCACAGACAATATATCACAGGGTGGAACAAATCTTGATCCGATGGCTAATCCAATTGAAAGAGTCCGTATCTTAGCAATAGATTTCAAGGGTGCTATGGGAACTTCTGATTACCAAACAACACTATCACCATATGAGGTTCAAGGTGGATATACAAACAGACCACCCGGAGTAGTGGTTGATAGTGTGTTATTACAATCGAACACAAGTTTGGCAAGTAACGCCAACGAGCCATTCACTCAAGGATTCCTATTCAATCATGCAGACGACACACCTGTTTGGTTCACACTTGGCAACGGTGATTTGCTAATTGATAATGGTGCAGACCCTTCTGGATCTAAAATCCAAAGACCTAGAGGGCAATTTACTAGAGCGAGATTTACTCAAGGGCAGCGTTTCAAAGATGTTAGTGGTGGTAATAATGATGCTTATTGGTTCGCACCTAAATCTCGTATGCAACAAAATATGCTTACTGCGGCAGCACCGATATCAAACACAATACCCGAATACCCTCCTATACCAGAAGGACTAGCCTTGTGGCTAGATGCTAACGACAAATCCACCTTATTGCGTGATGACGGAACACCCGTAGTTGGTGATGGGGAATGGGTATTTTGGTGGAAGAATAAAGCCCCATCTACCCAATTGACTCCACCCGCAGATTACGGATTCTATGCTTGGGGTGATGGTTGGAAGTTCAAAGAGTTTGCAACCAATGCTAATGGCAGATCTGGATTAGAAGCAGTAATACCTAGCCTTCATCAACAATTCGGGCCTATGAATGCGCCCGGTGGAAACCCCAATATGCAACCCAATACTGTGCAACCAAATTACCCTGCTGCGGGAACATACCATTGGGGTGGTTCAGGATGGGTCAATGGGTGGGGTAATGCTACATTACCACAATCGAGTAGAGTTAATTGGGTAGCAAATCTGATACCAAACCCTGCGTTTTCTCACGCAACACACCAAACCACTATGGCAGGTGCTTCTCATTCGGATGGGAATTGGTCAATGTATTTCGTAATGACCCCAAAGTATTCTGGTTCTGATAAAGTTTCACTTATCAATAGTGAGGCTTTTGATGCTTTCAATATCACACTCAACAATGGTGGCACTAACTGCACTCTTACGACTACGGGTGTAGCGACACCTATTGGCACTTATCCACACTCAAAACCCACAGCCGATGTAATAACAGTTACATCTATCAGAATAGATGAAACGGCAGCAAATATCTATTGGGGTATGTATGATAGCGTTAATTTCGACAATAGGACTTATGCTGGTTGGACTTCTACCAACCCATTGCGTATTGGAGATGGCGGTGGAACAGACAAAAATACAGGAATGGAATTGTTTTGCAAGGTAACATCTGCAAGTGCCACAGAAAATGCAATTGCTGATTTAGCCCCTCCGGGCTTCATTGTCCATGAAGTGTTGATGTATAACCGATTATTGACCGATGCAGAAGATCATAATGTTCGTCAATATCTTGAGGACAAATACGGAGTTGATGCTTGATGGTAGCACTTTCGACTTCTGATGTTGCAACATACGATGAAGAAACCGCCATGATGATGTTGAATAAATTGATGTTGGGTGCGGGGCCATTTGCTTTGGATGCTTATCCAATGCCATTTGATGCCTCATTAGCCCCTGTTAGTGCGGCAGGTGCGCCCATTCTTGTAGAAAGCAGAGCAGATGCAGCATTGAGTTATCTGCGTATTGTAGCACACATAAGAACTGCTTTGGGTGTGCCAGAGGTCGTGGCTACCGATATAGTAGTAGCAAGCCCTGTGGGATTAGGTGCAGGTGCTTTCGTTTTGGCAGGTGCTGAACAGGCTCGACACACTAGCGCAGTTGGTGGTTGGCCGTATGATGCGAATTGGTTCGCACCAGATCCAATGGATAAAGCAAACCATACTGTCGCACAAATTGAGAGCGTATTGGGTATTACAGCCACCCATCTTCAACAGACGATTACCACAGGTTCAATCCCCGGAGGCGCACCACCCCCACCACCTGCCGGAACAGGTATGGCAATGAGTAACCAAACATGGTATGGAAACCCTTCTATTTCAACCACAGTTACACAAATGCTTGAGCCTGATGAAGATTATCCGGGTATGTGCGGTGTTACTTCATACAATGTTGTGGAGGGTAACTTCTTCCTCAAGGCTTTACCTATGCCAACAGATGAAAAAATCACTAAAACGGTGCAAGGTATCAACGATAGTTTTGAGTCAAAATACGAAGATATTGGCATTGAATCTCTTATTGATACCAACGATAAAGTTGATGTGACTAACATCGTATATCAAGGAGAAGGTCTAGATGTTATCACAAAATCCACGGTAAGCACATACAATCTTGGAGTTACCAAGAAAAGTTCTATCATCATCCAAGGTGGAACAGGACATTTGGATTCGTTAGGTGCAGCACAATTGAGTTCAACCGCCAACACTATCGTAGCATTGCGAGTAGATGATGTTCGGCCATTCGCCCTCAAAGGGATGGATATTGACCATGAAGCGGAATGGGATTTCACCAATCCATTGAAGCCCACTAATCGAGAATACATACGCCATCTTACGCCTGAAAAGCAACCACGCCTTGCAATAGTGGATATGCCACAGGCTTTGATTGATGTTGGCATACCTAGCAAGATTAAGGTGTATTATTCGGCTATTGATAAGACAGGAGAAGTTATGGCGGGTTTGGATCACAACCCACCATTTGCCTTTACAGCACTCAATGCAAATACCAATTCTTTGAATGACGCTAATCTTTTGTTTAGTCATTTTGATGATTATGTGGATCAAACAGACCTTCCAGAAAATCAAAGAAAAGAGGATACTTCTGGGTGGTTGGTGGTAGAACGCACCGTTCCTGATGCCAATACACAGTATTGGGATGGTGTTGCTACTCGTTCCTTAGCCGATTTCCTAAGACGACCATATCTTGAAGCAGATGCAAATCAAACATGGACACCATTCACTATTCACGCACCGGGTGGTATCATTTCCTTACCCGCTAAGGATATTGACTCATCTATCAAGAATCATACTCTCAAAGTCAATCCAACGGGGGATATGACCCAAGCACCATTCATCAATTTAGAGCATACCCCCCGAAGTCATATGCTTAATTATCTCATTGAAACACTCAAACCCGGTGTTGGAAATCGAAGTAAAGAGCAAGCATATGGGTTGCCTGTGGCAATACCCAATACCAGAACTCCTGTTACACAAAGTAAAGGGGCATATCATATGCTCAACATGAAAATTGATGGAAAGCGTTCTTTAGCCTCCGTTAATGCCGATGCCACACATACCAATTTTTCACCATTAGCATTAGAGCAATTTGATATTATTGATAATGAAGTCAAGGCTGATCGCCACTACATTTTAGTTCAACCAAAAGATAGAGAAAGAAGTGCTACTTTGCAACACTTTGCTAAGAAAAGTGGAAATAAGCCGTATAGTAAATGTGTAATTGAATTGATGTTAATGCGTGGCCGTGTTGAGGAAATAGCCCCAACAAGTGGCGAAGATGGTGAAGCGCAAGGTGTAGCCCTTCGTGGCAGATCTGTGTTAATGGATGTAGGTGATTCAGTAGTTGAGCGTGATTTCAATATATCCGAAGGATATCCAATGAAAGAGATTGGGGATATTGGGAGTCCTGTGGTAAGCCTCACAATGGGAGGTTTAGGGCAAGGTGGTCTAGATATCAAGGCAACACGACAGGAACACCCTGTGTTGCCGGGATGGAAAGATACAATCATTGGCACAAATAATCCATCTGTAAGGAATGATAAACAAACATCAACATATTATGCTTCTACTCGTGCTTTGGTTGAGTTGCCTCTGTTCCCTTCCATGTTTTTTGATGTGGAAAAGAGATTGGATACTAGCACCAACAAGAGATCACCATTACCAAGCGACAAATCAATGGAAATGGTAGTGGATTGCACTATGATGGCAGTAAATCGCCCTCAAATGCAAGATTATGAAAGCCGTTATGCGATTGATTGGGGGCTTCGTAGTGAGGTTTCTGCTATCAAGGTGCGTGATTTCAATAGCATACCACCGATTAGGTGTATGCGTGAAAATGCTGCCACCTTTACCAAACCATCTGCATCTTGGTCTGCAAATGAAGATACTGCGGTAGTATCATCCTCTGATAATTGGAAAACGGCTGGTGCTTACATCGAAGTGGATTCTGTTTTACCTTTTGTCTATGAAGGTGGTTGGCTAACAACCGCACCGTCAGGAGGCGGGGCTTATGCTGCGACAAATAGCAAAATCAATATGTTCACAAAAAATGAAGATACGGGTGCTGTTCCGTATTCTGGTGGTGATGCCATATGGGATTTCGATATTAGCGCACCAGAGCCTATCGCTACTGCTATCAATACAGGTAATGGATTTGTAGTTACAGTTGGAGAAGGTATATTGGGTGAAGTTGGAATAAGGCTACACATCCATAAAATGGAGATCAATGGTAATTCTCATCGGTTGTATTTTGGTCGTTTTAGCAACCCACTTCTCGACACCACTTCATGGGATGAAGATGACGCTATGTGGCTTGGGCATTTCATCACAAGTGGTCTGCCTGTTGTGATGGGTGGATGGCTTACCCCTTCTTCATATTTCACCACAGAAACCACAAACCCTGCAATTGCACCATTATACAGCGATTTAGCCGATGAACTATACATTTCAGGCACAAGCATTACAAGTGTAAGAGATAAAATCACCGTTGGCCTAAAGAAATTGTTTGGTGCTGTTCCTAGATCAAACACTAGGCCACCTAGAGTCATCATAGACCCAGACGATGAAAACCGTGTTTTGATTCTTAGAGGGCCTTCAATGGAAGGTATTACAGTTGATCCAAAACAACACTTTTGGGGAACAGACGATAAACCACTAATGCCTTCTCTTGAGGTAAATGCAAGTTATTTGGGATTAAAAGGCATCAAGAATGATAATGAAACATTGGAATGGGTGCGACCACAAAGAATCAAATTGGGAGATGTAGCCAATGCTGCTAGTAATTTCAAAGAAGCCGTTAATGAATTGATACGCAGAATCAATCAAGCAGGGCATCCAGATGCTCTTAATGCAAATGGGGGTAGTGCATTCAATCCCCCTCCACTATTTACAGAATCAACAACATCAACCGATACAGGTAGTCACATGGGATATGTGAGAGCATTCCTTGGGGGTGATGTTGAAAGTCGAGATGGTGAAAGTGGAACAAGTATAGTCATCCATAGCACCATTCCGGGTGCTTCAAGCCGTAATTTTGCAATATGGTTGAACAACAATAGCCCGTATCCATACAGACCAACCCAAGCGGTTGGGTTTGGTGGGCTTTTGACCACGAACAGTAGGTCATACCAATTGAACTCATTCCCTGCCCCATTACCATTAGGTGCAGATGGTGAAACCCATGTTCCAATTACTACTTTCCAAGGTGCTGTGCATGGTGCGGTTGAATTAGATGATGAATTGAGATTATACGATGGAGTTGGACAGGCAATGACTTTCAATACTGTAAAGTTCCCAAGATATGCGTCAAATTACGGTGCAGCAGGGACTGATATTGAGCCGTTGCTACCAGATTATGATCCCATTTCTCAACCAAATCTTTGGGTTGAGAGAAAGGCTCTAGATATTCCTAAGAGAATCAATAAACTCCTTTCATCAACCAATAGAGGGTTAATTTTGGTGGATAACAAGCACTTAGCAACATTTGCAGGTGTTGATACTTTCCACACAACATCCCCTCATTGTAAGCAAAGCGGTGTAGGTGCTTGTTGTGGTTTAGTGGATGTTCAACCTTTGAATCCTAAATTGAGAGATAAGTTCAAGTCCGTGTTTTATGGTAAAGATAACAAGTTCCAAAGGGTCGAAATACAATTGTTAGATCCACTATTGGATGCTAATGGCATCATATTCTTCGGTGGAGGACACACAGGCGTGACTTTCGACATAAGTGATGGAACAGCCAATGATTATAGCGACTTCTATACGCATCATTACTCTAAGGGGCCAACAGGGTATAGTGGTTTGCAGAATCTTCAAGAGATTCAAACATCAGCAGCAGTATTGGACTTTTCACAAGTTAAGAATGAAGATACTGCTAAGGATAACTCATATGCTGGAATGCACTACAAGGATGATGATTGTATAGCATACATCCGATTAAACAAGTTTGCAGCAGAACACATTTCAGACCACAATGGCTACACTACTCTCAATTACGGAACAAGTATGGGATTGCCACAATGGAGGCCAATAGAAAACAAATATGGTTTGCCAATGGGATTATGCGGTGATTGGTCAAATGACTTAGTAGGTGTGGGTGATTTACAGAAAGGTGAAGATGGTAACAACGCCATTACCGATCAGTCCATAAAGCCACTCTATGTGAGTGCAAGCAATCATGGAGATATATCCGCTAGAGGGGTGAAAATGAATGATTGGAATGATGCACAGGGTATTTGTCTAACCAAAATAGCCGATAAAGCGACCTTAACCAATGATGCTGCTAGACAGGCATTAGAAACAAGCCCTCCTGATGCGAAAAACATCGTAGCAAATGGGCCTTGGAGTGTAACATTTTGCGTAAAACCAGACAACACAAGTGACGCATGGGGTGTAGGGACACATGGTAATGGCCCTATATTGCAAGGAATTGACTCTAATGGTAAGCCATGGGGTGTTTCCTTCTATTCTCGACAACATGATCAAGCAAGTGGTGGAACAAACATTGCTTACAATTTCCGTGTTGTAGCACATCATGTGAATAGTGCTGCTGGTGGTCAGATTCAAGCCACATACACATCTCACAGTTATCAAGGATATCAAAGTAAATCACTATACCAACAAATCACCGTGGTGAAGCCATTAGATGCTGCCCCAATCATTTACATCAATGGTGTTGCGGTTTCTGTTACAACGGCAGAGGATAAGGTGTATGATACAGTAGGATATCCTATGAGTAATGATACGGATTACAAAGATGGAAACGATATTGCGGGTGGCGGAACTGTTCATAAGCACCCAAGATTACCACCAAAATTGGGTATTGGTTTGAATGCTGATCCCGGTTCAGATTATGGAAATGGTTATGCTGGTAGGCATCATAATTTGATTTTGATTGGTTGCGCTTTACACTCTGTTCCATATGTAACAGATGCTACCTTTAATGGGGGCGCAGGTGGAACTTATCGTTTGACCCACGAAAATACCATGATCAATGCTGGCACTCTGGGTTACGGGCATGGTAACATTGGACAGTCGAATGGGGCCAATACCAATGGAAAAATCCATTTCAAGGGTTGTTTGGCGGAGATAGGTCTTTGGAAGAAAGCCCTTAGCGCATCCGAAGCCGGCGTAATAGGGGCTAAGAATTGGGATTGATAGTATGACGGTAAAGAGTGTTTTCTCGCAGAGAGCCTTTGCTGCTATATCTGCTCAAACCTTTGGAACTACACCAACCCGCCCCAAAAGCGGGTATTTCAGCCTCCATTTTACTTATCCAGATACCAAATACGAAGATCCTGTGGACACTACATGGGCAGCAGGTGGTAATCAACAAGGTATGCACTTTCTCATACGCACACCACAGGCAGGTGATCTAACATCAGCAGTTACTGCTAACGGCACTAACTTTGTGGTTATTGATTTGAAAAGAGCAGCAGAAGCAAATCAAAAAACACGAACAGATAATGCTGGTTTGTCTGCCGTTTTGCCTGTTTTGACTTATGACTTAGGCACAGAAGAAGCAGCAAGGATGATTGCTTCTGCAATCAATTCAAGTCGAAGCCATCAAGCAGGGATTCATGGTCAAACACGGTATTTACGAGCCACATACAAAAAGATGAGTGGTGCTAAGGAGTATCTTGGAAAGGTGCTATCAACATCCTCCACAATGCCCGGTGTTGGTAATTGGACTCACCCATTAACGGGTCATGCCTTTGTGAGAGCGCAAATGGGCGCAGATGGCGCACAAACCTTAACCAAAAGAGAAGGATGCGCCCAAGAATGCTTACCTTCTGATATACCACAAAGAGGCACTATCACATCAAACGCTGGAACCAGAACTATGACTTATGATAGTTGGTCAGTTGCAAGTGAAACCACACTCTCATCACAATTTTATGTTGATTTTCATATTACCCATGATACAGGATCCGTGGACTTACCGGTTAATCAAGAAATTGCGGTTCAAAACGAAACGGAGGAACAGCATACTGTAATTGTGTCGTGGGAGTCCGATACACCAACAGGTGGTGGGTATTGGGGAACAGCAAACGGTGGCCCTGTGGTGCAAGGTCTTGGTAGCGAATTACCCGTATGGTATCTTACTGCGAAGCCTATGGATGGTGGTAATATGGGATTACCTGCGATTAACCACGAATCACGAGGGGCAATACCCGTCAAAGATGGCGACCCTGCAAGTTCTCATGCTTTGCAGCGTGGATTCTCTCGATTCAGTATTGAAGGTTTGAATAGTTGCCAATTGCCCGATATGCCACCCCCAGATCTAGTTGCCAAAGGGCCAGCCGTGATGGGTCACGCAGCACCTGCAAGCAAAAATTACGCTTACAACGATACAACCAAGACATTACCTGTTGAAGAACCAGAGCATGGCACTAAAATGGATGGAATGGGGCCTTATCCAACAGGCATCTATCATAATAGTGATTATATCGCCACAAAAGGTGGCACTCTAACTGCTGGTGCAAGGACTAATTTGGAAGTGGTTGTTCCTAACGACAACATAGAAGATTATTACAAAGTCGGAGATACCGTGTATAATGCAAGTGGGCAAAGTATTGGTGTAGTGGCTGAAATTAGTGCAAATATCGTATCTACAACAGTAATAGCAAATGGGCCACAATATCGAAAAACAGGATTACAATGGTCTTTACCGTCATATCAACCACAGTATTACACAAATCGTGTGCTTCTGAAAGGTGAGGCAAGAGCATCATATATTTTCAATCAAGGAGATATTTTGCGAACCAAATCACAATCTCAAATAGAAAGATTCCGTATTGCAACAGAAGCCACGCAACAGGCACTTAGAGCAGATTTTGATCACGCAGATTATCTATCTACAACAGCACATGGTGGTATTGGATTACAAGTTGCAAGTGGTAGTGGCAATGAATATATCCTTCAAGGTTACAATTTCACAGGCGGGGCTACTGTCGCCAATCCAGATCCAACACAATGGCTTACAGTCGGTGAGCCGTTTTTGTTTATGGATGGCTCAACATTGAGAGATACGGGCGAGTATATTGAGAGTATTGATGTTGAAGCAAGTAAAATTACCCTTACAGGAACACCAAGTTACACACCCGTAGCAGGGGAGTTTATTTTCGTCAAGACCATTGCTAGTGATAAAGACGGCAAGCCATTGTGTCTTAGGTCTGCACATAAGGGTGCAGTTACCACAGTTAGCATTTTAGCGGGAGGAACGGGCTATTCTGCTGGAACTGAACCCACACTCCCCAATACAGATGTAGTAGGCACAACACAATGGGGAACAGGTCTTACTCTCACTACTTCTGTTACGGCAGGTAGAGTTACATCAGCAACAGTAAGTGCTGGTGGTGCGAACTATTCTATTGGTGATCAAGTTATCATTAACGACTTTGGTGCTAATGCTATTGCCGTTGTTACAGGAATAACTGCCCAACAACAGTTTGGTGGCTCAAATCTTTCATGGAATAGTGGTGATGAAGATATCTATGTGGATAAGAGGTCTAGTTATGATAAGGGTGTTCTTAATTTTACACCAACATGGGCAGAAACCTTTGGTGGCAGGGCTGCATATACAAAGGCAGACCATGATGATAACCAAAGATTGACCTTTTCTGATGCTAGGACACCATATTCAGGCAATCATGGTATGAATGCTAAAATCGGTTTGCAAGATCACATTACAGATTATATTCAAAAACCATACAAGTTTTCTAACAACACGACTACTCAAGAACCCAATTTCGTCAGTAGAAAGAACTTTGATAATTTTGAAGCGTTTGGTGATCCAACACCGGGCGGAACGGCATATGACGCAGTAGAACACTTATTCAATTACAGCATGATAGTGGGTAATTGGGGTGGACAAATATATGATCAACATGGAACATATTATGGCCGAGGTTATGCGGCTAGCAATGGATTTACTTTCCTTGAGTTTGAAGGAACTACTATCCCTGCCGATACGGTGCTTTATCGCAAATCTAACACAATAACCTTAGTTGCCAATAATGCCGTCAATGTGGCAAATGGAGAAGAACTGTATTCCGCCCGAACATCTAGTAAATGGGGTGTAGGGTTTGAAAATGGTATCAAAGGAGATGTGACCTTTGGAGAATACCAACCTAAACCAATGCGTAATACAGCCGCAGATGTTGGCGTTTCACACCCATTTTTACCACATATCTCTGCGTTATCGGCAGGTAGCACCAATGCCAACACAGGTATTCAGAGATATGGGCATGGTGCAGGTCTGCTTACTGAAAATGTTCCAAGGCCGTTTAGAACCACTAGATCTCTCAATACGGAGAGGGTGAAGGGTCTATCCATTCCGAATGAAGAAATGGTCTGGGAGAATATACCCGTAATAGATGATTCTGGCACAGAGTTGATGTTAGAGGGTGGCTCACCATTTGGCACAGTAATCAAGGATTACAAGATGAATAAAGAGCGTATAGATCCAGCCACAGGATTGATTACGAGTGTTCCCTCCACACCCGGAAGTGGTATTGAGCCTAACATGACGATTCAAATACCGTCACCGGAGGAAATCCCCGGAAATATCCTTGTTCGTAGTGGGCATGACCGTGTTCAAGCATGGAAAAACCTGTCTTGGGGTATGGGTGGATTAACAGAGCCACGCACCGATAAGAATGGCATCATTGAGCAGAACTTGGATACAATGAAGGATAGCAATCCCGGTGAAGCCACACAATTTGATACACATGATAGGATGCTTCATTTCCATCCTGTGAGGATTTTGCACGATAAATTGGAAAGCCACTTTGGTCTTTCCCTCAACACTACACCGGGTTCTGTTCCAAGTGGAACTACTCGATTGTTTGCTGCACACAGGCTAACCGACCATGCAGAGCGTGGGTCTGTGCTTTTGGACACAAACAATGGGGCTGATGCAACCTATACACACCCACATAACCGTATTCGATTTGGGCGACAAGGACACCACTTTGTTACACCATTAACCACAAGAGGCACACCGAAGGCATTGCGAAGGCAATTACACAGATCTCACGGCTCTGCTTATTCTCTAATGTTTGAGGCAGAAACAGAAAACAAGCATTGGGGTTTCCAATCTGCTGAATCGGGTAATCAAAACGCCACTAATTATTACTTTGATACTATGGATGTGCAAGGTGAAGCATTCAATACAGGGTCTTTCTCATCAGATGGATTCCCATGTAGTGAAATGTTACATGGTCAATTGCCATGGACTGACCCATTATCAGGTAGAATCCCTCAATTATTGCCAGATATACTGTTAGCACCGGGTCAAGAACATACTCTAGTAGAAGGAGAATATGAGCAGACGGTATGGATTTCTCACAATTACAACGATCAAGGGTTGTTGGGTAAGAGTGATACTTCTGCATACGCCAACGCTAATCACGGTGGCCCTATTGGTTTGTTCACAAGCACATCGAGAACCAAAGTGAACAGATACAATGCTGGCGGTGAGTTCTGTATCAACGGCTTCGTGCTTTCACAATACTCGCTAATGGGAGGCAGACCACGCCCCCATAAGACAATTCAATCGTCTGTAACTACAAACACTATACTTGGGGGCGTTGTGACCGCTAAGGGGCATTTCGCAGGTTGGGTTCAACCAAGAGTTGGAACAGAGTTGGCTACCGTTCCCCCTCTTTTGGCACATGATCCTGAATTGGTAAATATGGCAGTAGCACCGACACCAAACGATGCACAAGACCTATCCAATGGCGCAAATCACATTACATCATCTGCTCATGTAAATAGACCACAAATTGCAAATCCAGAATATGCAGATATGGCATTGATGAAAGCAGGGCAAACCCATTCTGGTTCTATGCCTGATGCTTTCCTATGCACATGGCTTGCGGAGTATAGTCACCCTGCACTTCTTGGCACAAGCCGT